TTTGCTAAATATTCGTCTAATTGTACAATCTTAGATTTGTTAGTTGATTGTTCTGTCATGTGGTGTTTTTTAGAATAATGAGTTATTATTAGTATTCTTCTTAATATAAACTTGACTCTTAAATTTCTTTTTGTATTTAGGAGTTATTTTAATTTCTTTTTCAGCATGTGATAAATCGGCTGCTGCAAACCCAATAATCATTTTTAGATTTTTGTGTCTTTTTCCATCTTCTTCGAATTGATCTAATTCGTCATTTACCATTTGTACGTAATCGTCTATCATAAGTAATAAGCATCTAGTCGTGAATTACTAAAATACTTATCCATTGTAGATAAACATTTATTTTTTGTTTTCCAAGCAGCGATAACTAGATCGTTTAGATCTTTAATCTTGCTAGGATATTTATCCATCTTTGATTCAGACAGAAATTTGTCCCATGTAAATACTTCTTTACCTCTTTTTAATTTTTGCATCATCTTTGATTTTCCTGCTTCGTCATTATCAAACATATATCTTATTGTTGGAATTTCGTCTAACTCTTCAGTTGATCTGGTTACAGACGCCAATGCTATAGAGTTAGGCATAAATAAGGCATCTAAAGGTCCTTCGAATACCGTACAGGGCATTTGGAAGTTTGCAGTCATGATACCAAACAAAGTTGATAACTTCTTAGAGGATATAAGCTGTTCATCCTGAAGAGGTATTTCTTTATTCATTTCCTGATATATCTTTTCTATATCGTATGTTAAATATCTTGTGTTTTTACTTTTCCTTAAAGATCTACTTTGAAATCCTATAACCTTACCTTCAGGTGCTAAGTTTAAAACTAAGATTCTTTTATCTCTAGGAGAATACAAGAAGTGATTAAGCTTCTTATGTAAAAACCTGTTCTTTAAATAGAAAAAGGCAGGATCACCTGGTTCTATTTCTACAAGTTTAAAAACTTCTTTAAGTTCCTTTCTTGTAGGTGATAAATCATATAAGGTTTTAAACACACCATGTTGAAGAGTGTCTACTTCATTAACAGATACTTTGTGTTCTTTAATATATTCTATAATTGTAATAGAATCTTGAGTATCTTTGAATTTTAGGTGATGATCTTTTAAAAAACCATATAGATCTGAATGTTGTCCACAATTAAAGCAGTGGAATTGTAACGTTGCCCAATATAGATTACCTCTTTTCTTATGAGTTTCACCATGCGAGTCACCACAATAAGGGCATGCCAGGTTTAAACGACCTGGCATTTCCTTAATCATGTGTTTGTTAGGGTCAGCGTGTTCTTTTACACAAACTTGTTTAACTAAACTTCTGACCTTCTGCTTTAAATCTTCTGTGATTTTTTTAGATTCCGATTTCATCTAAGAAAGAATCTAGATCATCGCTATCTGCTGATGCAGTTGAAGATTTTGCTTCTGCTGCCGTTGGAGTCGCTGTCATTGTGTCAGGGAATTCAAAGTTAGCATCGTTTCCTGTTACCGGAGCTGCTTCTTTTACTGCTGCTTTTTTAGCAGCTGGCTTCGGTGTAGAGATTACAGAATCCATTGAAGAGCCAGGGTTAAGATATTGTCTTAAAATACCATTGACAAAGTCAAGAGTTTCAGCATCCCATTTCTTATATCCATAAGGATCTAAAGACGGTGCTGTATCTAATTCACCTTTAATAGATGTCATAGCTTCTTGGTTTCTTTCAGCTGGTTTTCCATCAATTGCAATAGCTGATCTAGTTGCAGAGAATTTAGACTTATCATAGTTATTATATTCACCTTGGCGAGTAATAATAAGTTCAAAGTTCTTTCCTTCGAATAAATCATAAATCTGAGTTGGTTCACCAAATGCAGGTTTAGTTTCTTCTTCGATCTTCTCTTTAATTTTATAACCGAATTTAAATACTTTATAAGTACCTTCTAATTCAGGGTTCTGAGGATCTTTCACTACTTTAATAAGTGAGTAGTACTGTTCTCTACGCTTAAGCTTGTCGCTCATCTTACGGTCTACTGCTGAATCACTCTTACGAAGTTTGAAGAATGCATCTGCAATTGGACACTTATCTCCTACCGTTGAAGGTGAATCAATAAGTCTTCCATCACCGTTAGCATCAGTTAGCCAGTGTACATACTTTTTAACTAGTGAATTTCTTGGGTTTGTTGGATTTGGTACAAAGCGGATAAGTGCTTTATAAGTACCATCTTTACCATCATCTGCGGATGGTTTGTAGATTTCATTTGTAGAGTTTGCACTCTTTGTCTCGTGGGTTTCAACATCGCTTACGCTTAAGTTGAAAATGTCAAATTCTGCCATTTCTTTAATTGCTTTAATTTACGTTAATGTCTTTAATCTTTAAAAAACTTTCAATAGTTATACATGTAATTCCTAAAAGGTTTCACAATAATAACTATTCTATATATCCGTATTGCAGGGGGCAGGGGGAAGAATTATAACTCAGAATAAGTAGAACCTGATTCGTCAATCCACTTTGAAGAAGAGTTAGGAAGACGGGCTAAACCAGCTTTTCTTAACATATCTATCATTTCACTTTCTGTTATTCTATGTTGAGTTACCATATCGCCTAAAATCTCTTTAAGCTTTAGTAGGTGGGCCGGTATTATTTCTCTATCTGTTTGCATATTTTATATATCTTTTTATTTTATGAAACTTTATGGGGAAAAGACAGTATAACTTAAGACTTTAAGCCTCAGTGGTAAATCTATTCCTCAGTGGCCGACATCTTTGCTCTAACGAAGTGAGTTAAAAAGTAAGCGTCAACTAAATCGTCAAAGGGTTTTGGTATTTTTTTAGAAGGTCCAATTTCTTTCACACAAAAATCTAAAAGAGGATGTTCTGCTAAAACTTGATCTCCTAATACATTACTTAAAAAGGCATCCCATAATTGAGACTTATTCATGTTTCCTTTTCCAGCGTGTTTCTTAATTGTAGTGGGAGCAATGGTTTGAATGTCTAATATTTCAAGTTGACTTAGCATTCTTTCTTTAAGTATTGCAGCCCCTGCAGCCATATCTATAATATTGTTAGTTCCCATTTTCGAACCGAAAGAAGTTCCTTCAAAAGAAATAATATATTGCTTCTTTGTTTTTGTAATGTCCGTTATTAAATTAATAATGTCATCTGCGGTTTTAGCGTACCTCTTTATCTTTGCTAATTCAACGCTTGAATAATCTGCACCTTGTTTTCCCCAGTCGGGTTGATTAATAAGAGTAACTCCCTTCAAATGAGATATGTCCTCTTGCCAAGCTCTTTCTTTCTTGGTTCCTTGGCCTTCTTTAATATAAGATATGAAATGATATTCGTTAGTTTCTTCTTGGTATATAAAAATACCTGGAGAGTTTAATGAAAAGTCTACTGATACGTAATTCAAATTAGAATGATTTTCCGATAGCTGCACCCAATCCAGCGCCAACTAATCTTGAGGTTAATAAATCGTAAAAAATACCTTTCTGAATTCCTAGAACTTTAGCAACTGTTTTACCAATTGTTTTACCTAAAGCAAACCCAGTAAGTCCACCGAATATAGAGCCTAAGAAACCTTCATTTGTTAATTCCTCATTAAATCTATCAAAATCAAACGTTCCGTCTTCGTTTGCATATTGTTTAGTAAATTCTTCTAATGCAGCATCAACCTTTTGCTCTAATTCGTCAGTCCATTCCGACTGTAGAGATTCTTCTAATAGAGTAATTTCCTCTTTAGTTATATTCTCTTCGCTTAAGTATTCAAAAAATGTTTTCATTATAATTATCTATATTGTTATGGATTATATATCTCGTTTATTTATTGTCTATTTCAGGAGTTATATTAAACTTATTATAATAAAAATTAAGGGTGAATGTAGAAAACTCCGCGACATTGCTTGACATATTTAATTCTAACTCTGATATTGAATTAAGAATGGGTTTTTCGAAAACTGCACTCATTAAATGTATACCTTCAGAATCCATTATTTGAAGTTTAAGATCGTTAATAAATGGTTCTCTGACGTGTTTTGAATAATAATACAATAAAGTATCTTGCATTATAAAATAATTAACATATCCATCTAATAATTGGAGCTCTATAGAAAATTGCCTTTCAATAGTATTCTGTATAGGAACAGATCCTCTGTGATACGTGATAGTTCCGTCATTAGGCGATTGTGATATTGGATCAAAATTAATACCTGGCATACTTAAGCCCTGTATAGAATAATTGATAAAATCAATAGGTTCTTCTAGGATATTACCTGGTATTCTATTTAAATAAGGCCTGTACTTGTCTACTACTTCCTTTGGAATAAAGGTTCTAGGAAACTTAAAGTTAAATAAATTATTTCTACTATTTAATATCATTATATTATTTCTACTTTTCCATGATACAATAAAGACTCTGTTTCTCCATTCTTTATATTAATATAGAATTTGTCTTCAAATTTATTTGTATCGCTTTTATCAAATCTGACAGCTGTTGTTTTAGGTATTTTAAAAAACACTTCTCCTAATCCTAGATCTATGTTAGGAAATGATGGATCATGTGCCATTCTCTGTTCAACCGCACCGCTTTTAATTATTAATACTATATTTTCTGCGCTTACTAATGAAACTGCTTTTTTATCGTCTCCGGAAGGTTGTGCAATATTGAATTTTACAAAGTTATCAGATACCTTAGACAATGATATAGTAGCCTTACCTTCTTCAAAAAACTCAATGTTATCTAATTCTTCAGATTCTGTTAAATCTGTTGTAACATTTGTAGCGGATGCTAATATCCCATAGGTGTCTAACGCAACTGGAACATATTTAGTTTCTCCAACGCTTGGTCTAATTGAATTAACAAATTGATTTAATTCTCTATTTACCGTAGTATTTGGTAGCTTATTATAGATAACAGTAGGATCTACATTTCTTAGATTAATCTTTTCCATTCTAGTTCCATACTTTTTAGTATTATAAGAAGTCATAGTTGCGACTTTAATAATTTGAGTATTATCTGTTTCGTTATAAATTCTCATAGTATGTCTAATATAGAAAGAGCTTGCTATACTAGAATTAAATATGATAGGTCTAAATGGGATTGGTGCTTCATAATTTGCAGTCTGAGTAAATGTCATAGATGAAGTATCTAAAAAATCTAAACCTATTTGTTCACTGACTTCTATATCATGAAATATTATAATGTCATCGCTTGAAGTTTGTATTCTTCCATTAATGTAATTTTCAAAACCTTGTCTAGAACCGTCTTTAGTTCCATACACTTGAAAATAATCCATGTCTTCTACTTCTTCTATATTAGCTGCAATATCTAAGTATTCATCTTCTTTAGAAACAGTAACGTCGATTGTATCTTCAACGTTAATATATTCTATATCTCCTTCTTCAGTTAAAGTATTTATTAATTTTAAACTTATTTCATAGTTAGTAGAATCTAATATTGCATCTTCGTTTTCTCCAAAGAATGCATCATGAAAATCCTTATTTTTAGTTGAAACATCAAAATAAATCAAAGAAGGAACTTTAATTTGTATGTATTTAGAATATGAAGTATCACCTAATACGAATGAATTAGGATTACTTATTTCAAAATTAGAATGATTTAAATAAACTATTGACGTAAAATAGTTATAAACTCCAGATTCTCTTTTAGCTTTAACCTGAAACATAAAACCTTCCTTACCTCTTGCAGCAAAAGAAAATCCAGTTTTCAAGTGTAATCTAATTGTATCATACCATACGTCACCTACTATGTTATCATCTACATTTGCAAGAGAAGAGTCTGTTCCATTCCATGATGAACTATCTAAATACGCTAAATCATTTTTAAGTAAAGCCCATTTACCATCACTATTTGAAGGAACTCCATAATATCTTCCAACTTCACCGGTCGCAGTTTTAATACTATTTCCAGTTTCTTGCTCTGGTTCTGCAAATAAAGGATTAGCCCTATTTCCTACATTTATTTCTCCACCCTTAAATGTATCTCCAGCTAGATTTTCATATGAATATTCAAATCTTCCATTAGTTCCTGGGGTATATGTGTATGTGTTACCAATTAATTGGGTAGTTGAACCGTTTATTGTGAATCCGGCTATATTGTCTATTGAAGAATCTGATAAGTTAAATTTATAAGTTTTGCCGTTTTTAAGAACTAATTGTCTAGATGCAAAGTCATTAATAAAAACATAACCATCTTGTATCTTTACACTAAAGTTAACAACGTCTGCTCCTAATTCATGAATCAAGAATCTAGAGGCTGAATCATTAGATGCCTCTGTGTTTAAAAATTTAAATTGACTTCCGTTGTCGTCGTTTTCTATCTTAGCGTCATCTACATAATCAACATTTTGATCATGATACATGAACTCCATTAGAATGTCGTCATCTAGTCTTAAGAATTTGGATGATTGTGCCATTGTTTATTTATTATTTTAAAATCTAAGAAATTTAGGGGACCAGTATACTCCTATACCAATCGATGGACCAGTGCTTATGACTTGATTATTATTCAAATTAATTCCATATTGAAATCCAACACCAATAGACCACCCTGCTTTTTTCTCATATTTATTATTTAATCTATCGTTAACTAAGTTTATATTTTCTATATTAGTGAACGTTACTCCTTTATATGGAGTTGTAATTTTAAGTCTGTCAAATCCTTCTTCATTAATGATAGCAGCACTTAAACCTATTCCCTGTATAATATCAAATCTAGAAGAGAATAAATTATAATTAGTGCTATCCTTTAAAAGAGATATACTTCCTTGAAATCTTCTCCAGTTATATTTATCAAACTCCCACTTATCGTTTACGTCAACTGTTATCGTATCTATATTATTTATAGAATCCGTATCAACTGTTACAACTCCATTCGCATTTATTATAGAATCTTTTACGTTTAGAGTTGTTGAAAGTAAGCTATTAACATTCTCTAATTCGTTATTAATATTTAATTGATTAGCATATTTAGAAACTAGTTTTTTGTTGCTTTCAGTTAGAGTATTTACATCATACTCAAAAGATCTTATACTAGAAACCAATTCTTTATTTTTATTCTTTTCAATTATAATAGTATCTTGGGTCGCTTTATAATTATTAAGATTTCTATCTGAAACCTGCTGAACCTGAACTATCTCTCTTTTTAAATTTTGATTAGAATTACATTGTTGTAAAAGACAGAACACCAAAATCGCAATTCCTCCGAAAAGAAATGCGTTTTTGTAAAGTTTATATGTGTTCAGTATATTCATATATTAAATCTAAATTTTATCCTGAGAACTCTCCGGTTCCGTCGCCGTTTTCTGCGCCACCGTTTGTGTTTGTTGCCTTTTTATTATTTCCTCCAAGAGGCTGTATGTTACCCGGTGCCTGTGTGGCCCAATTTGAAGCATTACTACTGTCGGTGTATTGACCTCCGTTGGCATATAAAAAATGTCCAAATAAAAGAGCAATATTATCTCCTGGATTTGATGCATTATAATTTAGAATTTGATCTACTACTGACGAATCTAAAAGAACCTTAAATTCCACTGTTTGATATCTTCTAAACATGATGTCTTCTTGTCCAAACCTCCATGAATGTGAATCCATGAAAGAAGTACCCGCTGCTTCTGTACTACCCACAGTCACATTATATCCTCCTTGTAGAGCCGTTCTACCTCCCATATAATTGAATCCATATTCGTATGGACCATACGGATTCGTACCGCTATTATTATTTCCTGTACCTCTAGCTTGGCCGTCGTCATAATGTACAGCTCTCCAATGATCATCTCCTTCGTCGTATGTATATGGATCTAAATATTGTACAACATCATTTGCCGTAATACCTAGAGAGGGGTATTGTGATTGTATTTCTGATAGGTTAAACGTAGTTATCACAGGTAATAAAATTTGATCTGCCGCACTATTCCCATTATTGGTTATAGGGTCGATTGCAACCTGTATAGGCTGGGTGTATATTCCTTTACGACTAACTAGTGAATCTCCTGCAGAAATTGTCATAGCCGGAGGATAAATTCTTGAGATGTATGATTCACTATCATACCATTCGTCATCAGCTAAAGCATTTCCAGTTCTATCTGAATCATAACATCCGGAAAATGAGTCTGGATACATTCCACCTCCACTTGGATTTGGAAAGTTAACCCATGGAGTCGCCGGATATTGCGCATCATAGCTGCTAATTGCATTCTCATTAGAATCCGGTAATCTTACGAAATATCCCTCCACAGCAGAAAGGTTTGAAATTCCGCGCCATGATGAATCTGCTAACCTAGCTCCAACTGGATTAGGATATGCTGCGGAAGGCGTTACAGTGTTTCCATATATGTCAGTGACACTAGAAGTTGAAACGCTCGTTAACATTGGATTTATAGTATACCAATGTCCGGTTAGACTGTAGCCGACGCCATCTGCATAATAAAATACATCACCTGCTACATAAGTAGCTCCGGTGCTAAAAGTACCTCTGTCATTCCATGTTCCAGTAACAAATGCTGGAGATGGTACTGCGTATGGTGTTGATGTAGGCTGATTTGGATTTGGCAACCTATATTCGTTCCAATTAACAAACCATGAATAATGATCTAGTGATGAATAAAAACCCAAAAGATTACTGTTATCGTTATCACTACCTGTTTGGTACCATGCTTTTCCTTTCATTTGCACAGTTAAAATTAAATTTTCACCATACTCTAAATTATGCGATCCTATTGTGTCAACCACATAAGTAAAATCACTTTCATCATGATCTAATATTTTTACACTTCCGAATCTATACCTAAGTTGTTTAGTCAATGCCTGGTCAGCTGTTGGTTGAGATGTGTCCATTCTAGTTTGCTCCATTGCAAACTCATATTGTGCATTAACTGGGGCCATCGATGGCTTTTGCCATCCAAGTACGCCACCGCTCTCTGGATCTACACCGCCTCCACTTAAAATATTGGCTTTGCCGGCACTAAAGAAATTTATTGTTGCTGGTGGAGCTCCTGCTGCTTTAAAGTAGAATCCAGGTAGACCTAAATAAATAAGCTGTGGAGTTCTAACAATTTTATAAGCTATATGATCTTCGGGTATATCACCTGGATCTGCCATTCCGACAATTTCATCGCCTGTTACATAAGTATCTGTAAGAGTACTTCCACTTTGATTCATTGTTGCATAACTTCCTCCTAATACATTAAGAGCAACCGGTCCTGAAGTAGTATTACCATCAGGTGTTGTTATACTATAATTAAATGAATTTAAATTTGGAACCGTATACGATTCTCCGTTTTGACCTACCCATGTTTCACCATTACAGAGATACCATCCTTCATATTCAGTACCTGCAATTCCTGCTCCAATTTCTATCTCTATATTATCCGGATTTGTTCCACTATCAATATATGTTTGAATGTTCTGAGACTGTATAAAGTTATTTGTATCTTCGTAAATAGAAGGTAAGAATGATATTATTGTTCCTATTGGTATTCCTGCTCCAATTTCTTCAGGTGATTTAAAACCTATCGTACCCTCATTATCTAGAGAAACTGCTATTTTACCGGGAGCAGGATCAGTTAATGGAGTAGCACTAGGACCTATATCTATTTTAAATATTGATCCGACGAAATGAGCATTTCCTGTAGAAACAAAATTACCAGTAAACAATGCACCATTATTAGCGTCCATTGTTAAGATGTTGTTATCGCTTAAATCTTTAAATTTAAAAGAATCAGCTCTATAGTTTATATTCTTTTGAACACCTACAGTTTCATTAAACCCAATATTTAAATTATATCTATTTAGTGAATTACCATAGCTTGCATCAAAGTAAGTATCTGATGTTAAATCAAAATCAGCATATATTCCTTGTGAATTATTAGAAACTAATCTAATATTAGAATCTACATATTGGTCGTTTTTATTTACTACTAATTGTGCTCTATATATAGGAGAACTGGAATTTTGAATATCACCATATTCTGGATAATCGGTTGTAAATCCTAATAATACTGTAGGTGAATGATCATTCTGTGTACTGCTAATAGTATCGACTGGAACTATTGTTTGTATATTTAAGCCTGATGTTTGATACACTACACCATCTTTCCAGAAATTAGAAACGGATGTGTTAATAGGTCCTTGCGTACCTTGATCACCACCCGCACCCTGAGGGCCTTGATCACCAGTTACACCTTGCATCCCAGTTTCACCAATTGGACCAGTAGATCCCATTGGACCACCTCCATTGGCAACTAATTGATCAAAATTATAATTAATTTTATCAAGTCTTTCCTGTTGCGAATCAGATTCTAATATCTGTTTTAAATTTGGTATAGGCATTACTTAAATCTTTATTTATTTAGTATATATCTTAATTTATTTCTTTAGTCTATCGGCATTATTGTTGGGCTATCCCCGGTCGCATCTTCGTCATAATACAATTCTACATTAACGTTGCTTCCACCTATTGCATTTTGTCCAGACTGTTGCCATGATTCAACAAACTCTAGAGAAAACTCCCAATTATCGCTAAGGCTTGTATTTCCAGGAATACTACCCATAGGCAGCCATGCATTTCCACCGCCGCCAACTGGGGATAAACATGACCCACCGCCCGTGAATATCCAATTGTTAGATGGGTTATCCTGAGCACATCCATTGTTGGAACCATTACCAATAATACCTTTAATCCATTCAAATTTATATCCTGCAGCATCCGGATCCTGTATTTTAAGGAATAAGTATACTGTATTACTAAAGTTATTAACTATTCTACCGTGCGTCATAACTGAATCTCCGGCCTGATCACCTATTGCTGGATACGTTGAAGGTGAGTCATTATCGCTATTATAGTATATTGATCCTGAAGGTGGTGGAGGAAAACCGCCACAGCTTTCTGGCATGCCAGTGAAACCTGAGTCTGTACCTATGTTCCAATATACTGAATCTTGTTTCTGCCCTTCTCCTATTAAAGGGAAGGCATTTGTCATGTTAGGTGATGATGTGTTATCTAATACCTTCTGTAATGGATATTTTCCTAAATCCTGAACAGAGCTTAAACCTACGATAGGAGATTGTCCTAATGGAACGTAAATTTTTACGTTTTCTCCAAGATGACCTCGAACACTATTATCTAAATCAGTTTGATTATCATTAGTTGTAAATTCATTATTAAAATTAAATCTTTCTGCCATTGATGTAGGGTAATCTCCACTAAAGAAACATACATGTTTATTAATACCATCGCATACTGCAGTTGATGCTCCGGCTCCTGATGCTAATGTAAATTTAGTAGACCACAAATGAAAGTTACCGTGTAGAGTTTCTCCTAAGAATCCATTCTCAGATGGTCCACCCCAATATTTAGATAGTGTAGGGTAATATGAATTTCCCGTATAAGGATCTCCATCGTATGTAAATGCATCTGTATATGCTATTGATCTGTACCATCCCTGTGCCGGTTTAACTATTTGATTATCGTTATCTACTTTCCATATATGGGTGGCATAATCATCATACCATTCCCATGTATTTTGGCTCGTTGAAGCAGGGTGATTATCATAATTAAATGAACAATAATATTCTGTTATAGTGGCGTTTGAATAGACACTTCTTCCGGAAGCAATACCTCCATTATTTATCGCATCAATAATAGTTTGTTCTGTCACAGGGTCTCCAGATTGATTGCTAGTATTACCGGCAGACTTTCCAAACATATCATCCTTGGCTCCTTCTACGTCTTTTATAGATTCTCCGTATGCAAAATATTTATTTTGAGGATTGGCATAAATATTATCTCCGCTTGTGATTCCTTGTCCGTAAATATATTTTTTAGATTGTCCATCAATGTGAATATAACAATCCTGTAGCTCTATTCCATTTTTGTAAAATCTTTCTCCAGCATTTGAGCTTCCACCCCATTCTTGTGAAATTGATTGACCACCTTGTCCTCCGGTCCATTGTAGAGAATCAGTGGCTTTAGTAGCAGCGTAAAGGGCTGAGATATCATTTGAACCCGAAGTGCCATAATTGCTATTTTCTATTGGATGCCAAGACGCACTTACTCCATTTAAAGTTATTCCAGAATTATCATTACCCCATTCATACCCGACGCTCCCGAGTCTAATTATAGAAACTTGATCACCCATTTTATCATACATGTTATGGTTTTCATCAGCTGAACTACTTTGAAGAAGATATACGTAATTTGGATTAGCATTAGGATAACCATTAATTACACTATCCGATACACCAGCTCCCATTCCAGCTCCATAAAGACCACCTAGTAATACATGTTGCTGGTGTACAAGTGTACCATTATTGATGTTATCTGTTCCATCTGGGGAAATTCCGGAAATATTATATTCAAATGTCATAATATCTGGAGTAGCATACGATATACCACCTCCATCTCCCCATGCTTGGCCGTGACATAAATACCATCCCGAATACATTCCATATCCTGCTCCAAAGTTAGATGAGAAATTATGTGCACCGTTATTATAACCTATATAAGAGGTAATAGAGTCGTTTAAGTAAAAGTTTTGATTAAACGTGTCAACGGGTATCTTTGTTATACTGCCAATCGGCATTGAATTAAATACAATTCCTGGATTAATCCAGCTAACAGTTCCTTCCGTATCTGCAGAGATTAATACATTATCAGTATTAGCGAGTACATCATATTTTATATTACCTACTGTAAATTTTATTTCTTGACCATTACTTTCTACTTTTATTTTTTCTTCAAAGTTAGAAAGAGTTCCAATTGTTTGGATTACATTACTTCCAGAACTATTATATGATTCTATGTTAGTAAATGTAGACCTGTGATTAATATTGTATTCTCCCCATGGTTGAGCTGGCGCCGGCGTTGATGCCGAAAATGCCGCAGCGTTATCATCGACTCCTATAAATAAAGTAGCATTTGTTGGTGGATCGCCATTAGCCGGGTCTACATTCTGTTGTAACGATATTCTAAAAGATCTATATTCCCAGAAAGGATCCCATGTCGGAGATCCTGGGGGAGGTGTCATCGTTAATTTAATAGAATCAAACTGAGATTCACTAGATTGTATTGCATATTGTCCGTCTGAAAATCTTGAATTAGTTACTACTGTTAATTGTGCCTTGGAAGATGGTGCGTTTGCAAAATCTTGATCATTATAATATGGACTTAAATACTCTCCAGTTGCACTATCTAAATGTGCACTTGCACCTATAATTACAACCGGATTAACATTTGCAGATTGATAGAGAGTTTCGTCAGCCTTTGGATATAATATAGGATATTGTGTGCTAGCTCCATTAAGAAACCATCTTCCTCCAACTGGAGGACCTTCTATTCCCTGTGGACCCTGTGGACCCTGTGATCCAATCTCACCGCTTTCTCCTTTATCGCCGTCTATTCCATTATCACCTTCTATACCTGTAGGACCAGCAGGCCCTCCATTTGCAAGAAGCTTAAAATTATAATTAATTTTATCTATTTTATGCTTTGACCACCATTCACTGCTGTTTGGATCTAGATCGCTTTTAAAAAGTTCTTTGATTCTTATATTCATTATTATGCAATTATTTTAGAATGGACCCTAAAGCTATAGTTATATCCAGGCTTTTTATTATATATTAATCTAAAATCTAAAGGCTTTTCTGAGAATCTACTTATTTCAAAATTAGTGAGAGGTATGTGGCCATCTGACATAATATCTTCAACGTGCATCACATTGTTTAATTTTGAATATTCTTTTTCGCCAGCTGTTTCAAACCCATAAACTAGAATTTCATCTAAAATAAATCTAGGAATAATATTTTCTTTTGCGTAAACGCTTACGTCATCTTCTATTGTTGTTTTATCTCCGTAGGAATTAACAGCGTTTACATATTTTCCATAATGTCCTACTATATTATCTTCTTTAAGCTCTTTAACAATCGACTCAACTATATAAAAATCCATATACACTTTATTACGATCTTCGAATATGTATACAGTATTTGTATTTTCTTTTTCGTCATATCTTATTACGTCTAAATCTCTTAAGCTAAATACCCTAGAAGTATTATATGCCGTTATGTCGTATTGGTTTTTCACTTTCATAATAGTAGAAGCAAAGAAAGATCTCTCTTCAATCGGACTTAATGTTCCGTTTACTTTTATGTTTTTACCTCCTTCATAAGATCTAGTATAGTAGTCTTTAGCATATTTACTATTAAATAGATTTAAATTCTTTTTATCTATAGCTATTTCACCAATAAGGGGGTATAGTGGTTGTTTATCTGTTTCTTGACTTAGTTTTAAAACATCACTACCTTCTTCATTAACCTTGTGATAAAAGAAATTAGGTATAATTCCAAACATATTGTCTATTTTTAAATAAGATGCAAATACACAATTTACCTCTGATAAATTATTATACTTAGATTGTTCCCACTCAAATTCATCCATTTCTTCATCACTTTCAAATGACGGCAAAGAGTCTTCTAATTTTTTACTACGATATGGTGCTGTAAATTCTATTACACTTCTAAATAAAGGGTTATATTCTCCATTCATTCTTCTAAGATTTGTATAATATCCACCATCTTCCCTAGCAACTAGGTCATGGCCAATTTCGTTATTACTTAATTTAAATGCCTTAGGTTTATCATCATCTGTTTCAGCAGTAAGTATAGACGTCTTAATAAATTCTACACCATCCTGTATTTCTATTGTATACAGTCCGGTAGATTCAACACCTTCTTCTGAAATAGTGGTATATGTTATATTAGAATTACTATTTATTCTCTCTGCCATTCCAGGGGCAACTACATCTTTTAAAACATTTTCCCACCCAGATCTACCACCTCTGTCGTATGATAAAGCTATTGAGTTTGAAATATTACTAGCATCAGTTGAGCTAAGATTAAATGATAAGTAAATAGATCCGTCATCGTTGGTTTGAACAGCTCCTGGCGTTCCTGAAACAATAATGTTATTATCATCTACGACTGATACTACTTTTATTCCAAATTGTTGACTAGCAGAATATCCTGGAATATTAAATTTTAAATATGCGTATTCTCCATCTATCTTAAATATATCTTCTGTGAATTTAGGTTGATTATTTCCGACAGACGCAATTGAAGCTGTTAGTAGCTTGGTGTCTTCTTCCCATGAAGAAGCGCCAGTTGAACCCTGACCTCCAAATTCTAAGAAACCTCTAACACTGGAATCAATAATTTCTCCAGTTCCAGCATCTTTAATATCTGTTAATGTGTATGAAAGATATCTATCAAATTCAGTAATTTCATTTGCAGGTATTGTTAAGTGTATTAGAAGTGTTATAGTTTTAAACTTATCATTTTTTATAAATTCAAAGTCAGCTCTGGATTCTGACACTACAGTTTCTTGTTCTTGTGTAGCTGCAGGCGTATCTGTATAACACAATACCGTTGAATATTTGTAATCATTTATTTCTGAAGATGCACTGAATGATATAGGTTGATTCAGAGAGAACTCCTTTCTTTCCTTATAAATATATCTAAGTCCTTTAAATACTGTAGAGGAGAAGCTCAAAGAGTCTCCTGATGTAAATGAAGTGTATAGTCTCTTAGTTATTGCATCTATCCAATCTCCATTTAGATCCGATGCTCCTGTGAAGTTTAAAAACGCAGAAAAATAATCATAGTCTACATCTTTCAATTTACTAGAGATATCACTATAAGACATTTTTTCATCGGTCGGATTAATATAATCTCTAAGATATGGTATTTTATTAGAATCTCTTAAATAGCTAGGAATATTCCATATTAAAAAATGTTCCATATTTAGCTTATCACTGTCCCTGTCATTTATTATAGAAATATCTGCAGAAAGATTATCAATTCCAAACGCTTCATTAGCATTTAGTATATATGGTAGATTTCTTGAATTCATAGCAGTACCTTCCTTTAATGCAAATTTACATATAGTCGGAACTACTCTTGAATTAATACTCGTTTCTTTTAAAGAGTTTTCATTTAATCTATCGTACTCACTGGTAATTTCAATTTCAGAGCTGTCTCCTTCAGACGAATCATCTTCTATTACGTTTGCTAATTTTTTAAATTGAAATAAATCTAGATTTTCATCTCCAGGAATAAATATAAATTCAGATGCGTTGTTAATATCTGACGATAGTATTGTATATTCGGAATTAGGTTCTCCTGATAATATTAATCTAGTACTTATATCAGAAATATATCCAGTTGTATTAGCAGGATAGGATTTAACGTTTAATACCTTAACATATTCTCCGTCTACTGCTGATTTTAAGAAATCTCCCTTCTTAATAAATTCAGCAACATGTATTCCATATATTACTATGACCCATGCATTTGTGACGTACGTGCTAGAATACAGCGCGTTGTTAGGTGATATTATCTCTGTAGAATTTGCAGATGAAACTGAAAATGAACTTTCATCTTCCTTATAATTCTCACTTTCAAATTCTAAATGAGTCACGTCAGAGTTAATAGTGCTATAAAAATCAAAATCAAAATCTTTAAAGTCGTATGCTGAAAATTTACCGAAAGGCGTTTTATACGGATTATATGTAGAAAATACACTTCTTGAAAATTTTATAGGTTTTTCGAAAATAACTCTAAATTCTTTTGAATTTAAAGGATCTCTAATTATTTCTATGATTCTAGTAAATTTATCCTTTCTATCATATTTTACATAATCTCCAACGTTAATGTTACCAACGTCTCTTGAAGAAACGACTATTCCCTGATCAATTGCACATCCACCTGACATAGTATAAATAGAATAATCTCCAATAGAAAGACCTCCTGAAACTACACCACCTTCATTAACAAATTCATTATATCTTTTGGAAAAATGAGAATCCGCCAATATACAATCGCCCATATCTAAAAACGTATAAGGATTCGAAGTATTGATACCGAATATGGTTGTGTATTTATTTCTACCCTGTGAATAATCATCAATTACGATAGAATTACGATATGATTGAGCACTGTATGGTATGATTTCTCCGTTTCTTATTGCTCCTGCTAATGCAGATGCAATTTGAGAAGTATTTCCCTGACAAGAATATCTACCCTCGGAATATGTTCCAATTGGCATTGTTTCATCTGCTATGAATATGAAATCTCCTAAATTAAATCTTTCTATTGAAATTTCTAAAAGATCTCCTAAGAATATTTTATCATTATGAACCGGCGGTTGTGTTAGTAAAAATTTCATAAATCCATTAAAAGCTGTTTTGCTTACAAATGGTGTTTCTATGTCATTTTCTTTTTTAGAGGTAAACCTATCAGCATTTCCATTAAATGAAGTGGAAATAAATCTTTCACCGAACGATAAATTAGAACTTTCAAAAGAATTTTTTATGTGGTGATAATTATCTTCATTATCTTTAACCCAGCTTAATATTGGAAGATTGGATTCAGATTCATTAGGAATAATAGCTAAACTGTCAGATCCATCATCTATTAAATTTAAGACTCCAAACTTATTTACATTTTCAACTAAGACACTTCCTTCTTCATGCTCATCCGCATATATTCCAAAATATCTATAAATATTATAATCTGACGCTTCTTCATCATCAAAAAGAAATTCAATATTCATTACATTTGCTGAAATAATACCATTCCTTTCAAAACTAGATGTAATAGTATTATTTGCTAATATCTCCGGAAGATCTTCTCTTATATAATCATCATCTATATAATCCATCTTATTAACAAAGCCTCCTATCATTGCGTCTATTCCCGAAAAATGAGTAGGTTCATCTATTTCAAAATTAAAAGAAAGGTGTGAACTTGGAAAAAGAGGATCTTCTATGTGGCTATTTAAATATGCTCCTAATTTAGAGTTATTGGTAAGATCAAATGATTTAATGATAGTAGCCTTTGAAAGCATTTCTTGAATCCTACTATTTTGACCATCGGCATCTTCTGTATATTTTTTAGAAAAATTAACATCTTCTATTCTGTATATTATAAATTTACTGGGAACCTTGTCTTCTAACCAAATAGGAGCCAACATCCTATATTGTTCATCATACGCCTTGGTATAATTAAAGGATGCTCCATAGTTATATAAATTTTCATATTGTGAAGAGAAATCCGCACTAACTGCTAAATCAGTATGCTCTCTACCTACCTGATATCTTTTATCTTTTGGTAATTTTCCATAGAAAAGAGCAACATCTCTATTATATTGACCGAAGTCAGATAATGGATATTTTTGAAATTCAACCTGTGAGAGAGTTCTACTAGCCTTAATAGAGCTTAGGTAAATATCTCCTGAAGAATCTGCAACTAACTTAATATTAGAAGTTAATTTTGGATTAGTTCTTAGTAAAGCAAATGATTTGTTTTTAACCAAACTATTCTTTGCCGCTGTGTTAATAATTTTCGCCATTTATGAATAGACTCTATTTTTGTTAGAGTATATATCTTGCTTTGTTACAGCAGAATATTACCTGTATGGGCGAGCGTCAAAGTCGTATAATCTAGAGGATGAAAAATCTGTATATCCGCTACTAGAGTTGAAGAATCTTCTTCTGTTCCACCACCATCCACCAGAACTTCCAGTTCCGCTACTTCTATAACTTTGTAGCATTACTTTATTGATACTATTTTTATTAGTACCAACTGCTCTGTATTTGGCATATACTTCGATATCAAACTTAAATTCAGATTTATACGTGTCTAAGATGTCTAGCCCTATTTTTTTAGAATAAGTTAAATTAGCAAAAGAATTTCCATATATACCACCTATTCTACCTTTACCACTTTCATCTTCTCCAAAATAATCTGTCATCCTATATTGAAATACCATATCTACTGAAACAGCATTCTGACTTCCACCTTCTATTAATTTCTTACCATATTTGTTAGGTCCATCTACTGATAAGCTGGTTTGATTTATAGGTGAAAGATATAAAAAAGATCCACATGAAAGACCACCTAATAAATATTGATCATCTTCTGTAAAGGAATTCTTAACAGATTTTCTAGGAATAACAGTACCTGATTCATCAAGAGGTCCAGATTCTGATCCATCTCTAAATGTAATAGCTAGGGGCTGATATGGTGTTTGTATTTTTCCGTTTTTATCATTAGCCCTTTTAACTGCATACTTAGGCATTGAAACTATTCCAGTTGTTACCATTTCAAACGCATTTAATCTATTGTCAGGGTCGGTTCCTCCTTCAGCAGCATCTTTGATGAGTGGATGAAATTTAGATAAAAATAAACCTTTATCATATTCACTAGAACCTAATATAGTTATTGGAATTAAATCTATTTCTGAATTACTAGTAGAGCTTTCTACATTACCTCCACCGTAAGTTCCATTCCATATAAAATCTGATCCGTTTGATGATGGGGCAGCAGTTAATCTACATGTCATAGTAGTAGAATCAGCTTGACTAAAATCTCGCAAATGTCCTCTATTGGTAATAGCATCTGGGGTAAATAGTGTACTACCACCATTATTATTTCTTATTGGATAACTTAAACCATATTCTGCAGTAGTAACTCCGTTTGTTACTGAGTAAGAAGAACCTGTATCTGCATCTGTTGTAAGATATAAATTATCATTGTTAGATATATTTTTAAATCTAGAATATATGAATTGTCCATTTAGCTGTGAAGATTGTTCTGGTGCTGTAGCAAAATAATTATAAGAATTACCATCTCCAGTTAAGTTTTGATAAACTAAAGGAACTTGATCATATTTACCTTCTGTCATATAATATGTATCATTAGATATCATATTATCAGGTGCAGCGTTAGAAGCAGTTTTAATATTACCTGTTTCTAGATCTATTATACCCAATCCATATTCCTGTTCACTTGTTGAAACATAAGCAGGTTGTTTAAGATCTCCAACAATTCTTGCACATAGTTCTAAATCAGATGCCTTAGTGTTGTGTAATTCAACTGTAAAGTTTTTAGTAACAACATATCCTTTGCTAATTCCTGTAGGTGCGTTGTCTACATAATATCCTGCAAATATTTTTGCAGTTGTGTTGTTTTTAACCATAGTGGTAACACCTTCTTCGTCTACAATTTTAATTTGTAGTTCTCCAACGGTACCTTCTACCTTAGATTGTAATCTTTCTAATTGATTTTGTAATTCTAATAGTTTTTCATAAACACTAATAGGGTTCTGCTCTCCAGTTAAAAATCCTGATGCAAGACTTTCAGCGCCATGGGCATAATATGTATCACCTGCCGTAAACCCAGTGTCAAGGTGTGTAAATAAGTTCTGAGATTCTAAATCGTCATTTATTTCAACTTTAACATTATCTAAATCGTTTTGATTTACAAGTGAATTGGCTCCGTCAGTCGATATTACTCCTTCAGGGAATGGAATACTTATAATTTCAGACCATTCTGATTCTACTGGAGTCGTAGGGAAACCTGCTTCAGAAACAGATTTTACCATCATTTCGATAACTTCACCTTGTCTTATTGGTAGATCTATAGAATTAAAGTTAATAGCCTGAGCATCTTCCTCAGATTCTATAATCCATCTATAACCACCGTCTGCTTGCTTTTCTCTTTTTCTAACAGGACCTTTAACTTCTACCCAGTTTGAAAATGCAGCAGTTTTTTTATTAAATTTAATTTGTTCAATCACGGAAGTTTTTCCAGTAGCAGATGCGTATCTGTATCTTGCGATAAACTGAACTACTTCTTGTGAAACTTCATCTCCAACTTTTTTAGCATCTGGAATTGACCAAAAACCTCTAACTCTATATTTAGGAGAAGCTTTAGGTAATTCATTAGATTCGGCAATGGCTTTAATCTCACTAACACTAGAAGAAAATACCTTTGTCTCAGCCGCCTTTTCTCTAATTAAAGAAGATAATTCATTCTTCTCTCTATTTCTTTCAATTTTAGATGAGAATTTTTTAGTAGCAATTAACTTTCTTTTTTTCTTAATAGTAGAATCAAGTTTTTTAACAGCTTCCTTTGCAGCAACCTTATCTGATTTAATCTGCTTAACCTTCTGAACACTAGAGTTTTCAGTAAGGTGTTTATTTATCTGAGTAACCTTGAAGTTATCAGATTCGATGATAGGTGCATCTGGAATTAGACCTTCCGATGCAGGTGGAATATAATCGACTTTAAGCGCTTTAATAAATTGCCCAAAGTCAGCAACCTCTTCTTTATAATATTTAGCGAGAGATGTTATTTCACCTTCTTCGGATTGAATAGTTAATTCATTAGAAAAGAATGCGATTCCTGGTGAAAAATCAGTTGAAGGAATTTTAGAAATAGGATCAATTGGCTTAACAAAAACAACTTGTCTTTCATTAAATCCAACCTTTATTTCAATATCAACAGATAAATCAATGTCTTTATAAATTCTTAAAGAATCTGCTCCTATCTTTACAGGAACATATCCTTCTAGTAATTCTAAACCTACTTGAGATGTTGAAGCATCAATGGAGGTTATTTTGTATCTTGTGTTATATTCTTTGTTATTTACTACTAATGAATCACCTATCTTTAAAGATTCAGTGTCTTTCATTCTTTTATTAGCATCAGAATATGTTAACTTATTTAAAGTATATACTTTGATCGTTTTAGTTTGACTAACGTTATCTACTATAACAGTTTTTTGAACATTTTCAACCTTTAATACATCTAGGCCTCCAGTATATTGAATTGACCTAATTGGCATATCAACTGTCTCTGCGTCGATTCTATATTTTAAACCAGCTTCTTCAATTTTAGAAATAAAACTTTCGTAATTAAGATCATTTTGACCTTTATAAATTTCATCAAAAGATTCAGTCGATGCAATATCTTCATGATCAAAAATAAATCTTTCAGTGTATATTCTTTCAGTGTCTACTGGAATCTGTCCTTTAACGTCTAAACTTATTGTTAATAAGGGGTTTAAGAAATCTTCAAAGAAATCGTTTAATTTAGTACTAAATTCTTTAGGGGTTGCAAGAGATGTTACAGGTAAAGAAGGTCCTTTTAATTTAGAAGTATGTATTTTTCTATAAGATCCATCTTTAAGTTTAACGTTCGCACTTGAAGTGTCTAGTCCACTAATTGCAGTTAAATTCTTATCAATTCTTTCAATCTCTCTTTTCAAAAATCCAAATGCTGGAATTTGAATCGCTGTCATTTTTCCTGTGCGATTATCGAATAGGTCAATGGTAACTGTTTCTTTATCTGTAGAAATAGCCTCATTGATACGCTCAAAAGTTTCTAGTGAATTAGTGTTTAATTCTAGAAACTGTTCGAGTAAATGTGATATAGAATTACTAGCGCTCATATTATCTTAAAATATCGTATTCAAACGTTTTGTTTATTGAATCAATACAAACAATTTCTATATAAGGAGTAGCACTAAGTAAAGAAGAGGCTGGAATAGTAATTTTCTGAGACCATCCATTTTCTTTATCTGTCCACATCGTTATATTATTAGATTGTAAGTTTTTGATTTTATTTTTAAAAGTTACTCTAACAACTTGGCCTGTTTTCCATTGTGTTACAGTATCATCTAGGTATATATTTAGATTAGAATCGAAGCTTTCGTCAAAGGCCGTATAGATTCTAACTAAGTTATCGAATTCTTTAACTCTTTGCCAGACCGCTTTTGTCGCAGATTCTGAAGGTAAGAAAGGAACATCTGAGTTTAAAACTCTTTCGTTAATACCTGATATAGTATCATATACATAAGCAGGGCTTAATGAATATCCGTAATTAACACATGAAATCTTAAGTTTACCCGTACTTGATTGTTTGTCAATAGAGATCCCTTTATTACCTGATTCTATTACGTCTGTATTATATTGTAACTCTGCAGGTATTTCACCAGATATCACCTGATTTAATCTAGAGTTGGTGTTTGTTATTAAATCTAAAAGACTTCTTTCATCTTGAAAATTAATAGTTGCATTTTCAACGTCCTGTTCTATATTGTCTAGTCTTTTAGATATTCCTTGTAAATTTTGAGAACTTATAAAGAAACTTTCTAACATTTCAACTTTCTTAGAAATATCATTATATCTTATGTTAGCATCTCTTAATAATTGAACTGCATTTTCTAAAGCACTTGTAGTGTCTAAGAAAATATCCATTGAGAATGTAGAATAATCATTAACATTCTTTTCTACTCCTACATTATCTAAGGCTGAATTAAATTTAAGATTTAATTTAAGTGCAAATGCATTACCATTAAGACCAGTAATTTCATTGGGCTTATACTTAGTTAGTTCCGGAATATACCATCCATCATTTGAAGTATCTTCTTTCCAGTTATCTAATAATATTATACCATATAGGTTTGTTGCTTTATTTCCAATGTTAGACTTTGAATATATGTCGTAATACACTAGGATAGCATTGAATCTAAAATCTCCACCTCTTTTAGAATAATCTAATATTGAATCTAATTTAGGATCATTTATTATTTTAGAATATGCGCTTGAATTAAAATCAATTCCAAATGTAGGAATATCGTTTTCATCAGTGTTGTATGTTCCGTCATCCTGATCAGTATAAGATTCTACATTTAAAAAAGGATCTGGGTGAGTATCATCACTTGTTCTTCCTTCAATTTCAGCACCTGGTACAAACTTAATATTATTAGTATTAAATTTAGAAGTTTCTAATAAAACTTCAGGAGTATATCCTACAGAGGAAGGAACGTTAACAAATATTTCGTTATATTGTTGTCCTTTATAGTTCTTGTCGTTAGTTACATCAATATTTCCGATGTATTTTATAACTTGACTATATTCAGAACCGGATTGCGTAGAGTCATCCAGCTCTATCATTCTAGAAAATCCTGTTGAAACTTCCTGTGAAGTTGCAGTTCTTACTCTTATTGCGTTGATGTGATATAAGTATTTAAAGAATATTTTTTCTGCATCACTTTGAAATAAAACATCATCAAAATCGTCGTTAACCTCAGGGTTAAGAAGCATATTCTCTAAATTAAGGGCATAACTTTGAAAAGTTTGTGCAAAATGAACATTACCATTTCCATCATGTAACAAATCATTATAAGAACTAGCATTAGAACCGCCACCTCCTTCAAATAGTCTAGAATATTCGATGTAGTTAGGTCCAGAATACTCAGGGTTATTCGGATCACTTTGAATAGAATCAGCATATACTGGCAAGTCTAGCAATGCAAATTTAGAAAATTCAAAATTAATATCCGGATTATAATATGCACGTGTAAGATCTCTCGCTGAATTAGCAAAAGCATACATCGTACCTCCCTGTTCCTGTGGAATCCTTATTAGTGGTGTAGCCATCTAATTAATTGTTTATTTTTAATTAAGATATTGTAGCTGCGTGTGAGCTAACAATATACCATTTTCCTCCGTTAGAAGATTCTCCTATTAAATTAATACATCCATTCTGACCTACTGTAATAGTAGATGTTGAATCGTATCCGTGAATCGCTTCATTTGAAGCATCTATTGTAAATGCTAATTTAGCGATAATGCTTAATGTTTGTCCAGCCGTAGATGTTCCTAATATTACTGATGCTGATGGTGAATTTAATTCATAAGCTCCTAATGTAGGTGTTCCAGTTGGAAAGTTAATAGTATCTGCTATTGAAATCTGTTGTCCTTTTTCAAAAATAACATTTTCTTTAAAAGTAGCTTCAACGCCAGATGTTAGTGTTGATCCATCAACTGTAAATGTAGCTAAGGTTCCATTGTTTATATTCAATGATCCAGCGCCAACAGAACTTGTTAAAAGTAACGTGGAGTTTGTCGTGTCTAAGACGTTTGCAATTAATCCTAATTCTTCATTAACGTTATCAAAATTGTTATTGATAGTAAGTCTTGAAGAAGAAAGACTATGTGTCCCTAAAATTGTTGTAATACTTGCCATTTTATTTAATTGTTAAGATGTTTTTTCTTGTTATGTTTTTATTTCCATTCAAATCAGTTAATTCCAGCTCCAAACTGTACTCTCCTTTCGTATCGAATAAGTATGTCAGCCACTGATTATCATAATATATATCTTCTTTTTTTACACTATTATTTATCAATCTCCATTTCTGCTCTATAACACCCGGCATTTTAGTTAAATCATAAGAAAACGTCATGTGATTTAGTAAACTAATAGTGTCATGATCGTCTATTATATAGGTATCATTAAAGTTAGGATTGTATGCTTGATATTTAACAAAGCTGCTAGGATCTATTATGCCTGTCGTCGTTGTTGCGTTATGAAAATCATAACTTTGATTAGGTTGTTTTGATACAACTAACATATATGTACATTCATCAACTCCGTCTATTCCTGTTGAAACATTCCCATCAGAATCAAAATAAATTGGATTCCAATTAAATTTAGAGAAAATAGGATATTGATTAGGATTTAAATTGTTAAGCTCTTGTTGTAAATTATTCCAAGCGGATAAATCTTGAGCATTTGTTGGGTATATTGAAGTAGGTGTGTAAGATTCTACTATTTCTAATCCAGTGAATGTATCTAATTGTGAAACCGATATAGTTCCATTTATGTCTCCATTTAACTCTAACTTAAATGAAGAATTTAAATCTGCACCTATTCTTGTTTGATTCCATGAAGTAGTAGGTCCGTCGTTCCATGTTTGCTTTCTTAGAGCCTTCCATTGATATGCTCCTGTTGTTTCTGCAAACCCCGTTGGGACAGAAGGATCGGCATACCTTCTACTTATAGAAAATTCTTTTCCTAGTGTTTCATCATTAAGATAATTTGCTCTATCGAGTGTTAAATAATATGTAGCAATACTTTCTCCAATAGTGTTTAAATTTTCTCTACCCCATTCCCATGAAGACCCAGCTTCATCCCATTGATATTTATAGTTAGCCCAATCTAATTCTTCTGTAAGTTTCTGATAAAGTCCATATATCTGGATGTTCTTAGATTTAACCACTATCTTTTCATTGTGGCTCACACTTCTTATATTATATAAATCCCAAAAAGCAACATCAATCGAATACTCACCTATATATGGAAGTATTATTGGCAATGTATACCAATCGTTAATGGATCCTCTAATAGTTTTAGAGTAACCTCTAGGGCCTCTAATTATCCATTCAATTTCATATACACTTCTTTTCCACCAGTCATCCCATGTTAAATAAGGGTCCTGTAGGGTAGTGTATTGTGGTTGTCCAGGTGGAGAATGTAAAACATTAGCATCATCATCGGTATCGTTTGCATCAATGAACGTAAACTCAGCATCATCCCATGTATCTTTAAGTGAAGTTCCTGTTAAAATTATAGGAGCACCTATTGGAATATTTTCAATAGTATTATATGTGCTCATATCCTCATCATGCCATTCCGTATAGAAAGATCTAATAGAATCTTCTAATTCATTTCTTTCTGTTTTATTAAAAACTTCTATCTTTTGATTACGGCCTTCTAGTCTGTAGTCTACCTTCCTAAGATCTTCTATATAAATTGATTTAATTTCCGGAAAGACTTCATAGTGTACGTCTTGCCCTGCAAACTGAGCATGTATTTGGTGTTGATTATTCCAAACTCTCTGATTTACTCCGTCAAAGTAATCACCTTCTGCTGTAATATCTACGATCTTTGCGTTAAGCGGTAGGTACTCTTTTTGTAGTTTACGCTTTAAAGCATATAACTTTATTAAAATTTCGTCAGGTGAAAAATCTGTAATTTCCTCTACTTCGGGTAAATCAAATTCATTTAGTCTTCCAGTGGGAACATTTAATCTATATGCTAGTGAAAATCTAGAAGTTTTCTTTTGATTAGAATTAGGAAGGTTCTTATTTTTACTCTTCTTTGCTAAAAAACCTACTTCAGTTTGATTAGCAACAGGAACCACCATCATTTTTCCAAATCCTTCAGATTGTTCATTTATGTTTAGCCAGTATTCTCTAAGACTTACATTGTTATATCCAAAGAAATCAATAACACCTAACAGTGCTTTATACGTTCCTATGAAAGGCTTAATAGTAGAAGCCTGCAATAAAAGTTCTTTTCTTTTTCTATTTAATAGTTTATAATCTACACCAAGATCTTTAATATCAGAATCTTTAAATATCAAATAATCCATTTCGGTAAGATTAAGAGCCATGTTAGTTAAAAGGCTTTTTAGTCTTTCATCTTCAGCAACAATTTCACCATACACTTTAATCTCAGCAACCTTTACTTCATTGCCGGCTTCAGTTGCATATACTTCTAATTTTCTAATATGAAATCCTTCTTGATCTGAGCTCATTGCAATATTAGCAATACATGCCTGAGGACTTAATGCTGCTGCATTTAGAGGAACTATTTTAAAACCATCTGGATCAATTGATGTATAATAGCTATTGTCTCTCATTTCACTAATTTGAAAAGAATCTATATTTACATCATAATCCCCATTATTCATTTTACCACTATATAAAAATATATCTGTACTTTCACCATAGTCTTCTGTGAATTTAAACTTAAGCGTATTTTTATTTGCGTCTACTGATATTGGATGTACAAACCTTTGATTATCTAATTCATCCTTTACTTCTTCCAGTACATATAAATTTAAAGTTTCATATAAGCCTGTAGATATCTCAGGTAAAAATGCATTACCCGTGGAATATCCTAAATCAGAATTATATTCTAGATTTAATTCGTTAGAATTATTATCAAAAAATCTTAGATTTTGGTATGACATTGTTATCTAATTTTTTTATCGTTCTTTTTAATAGTGTAAGATTTATAACTCTTTAAATAATTCACAGAGTCTACCCAATCAGCCAACACCTCTTGAATAAACTTTATAAAATCATTCATTTGGTTATTTCTCCATATATGACCAGATATAGAATTCTTTAAAATGTTTTTTCTATAATCATTTCCAAGATTTTTTCTATCGTCAAATACACTTTCCCTAATAGAGTATAGCCTTTCTCTCCTGCTTTTAAAAAGATTTTTAAAAATACTCATTATATAGCTTTTCTATTTTTAGCTTGAACTTTAGCGAATATGCTATTTTTCACAGCTGGCTCATCAAAGTAAATTGAAAGAGCTGCTTTTTCTCCAGTCTTTACTGAATCATCCACTATGTTTCCATTTTGATCTAACCATCCACCTCTAAACAATGCAACTTCTTCTTTTTCTAAAATTATATCTCCAAAAGAATCTAAATTAATTACATTCTCAGGAAGAGCAGCGCCTTCTTCAAAATTAACCTGTGAGGTAGTTACGTTTCTTTTAAAGAAAACCATTTTTTGTTTTCCGTTGCCTATATCCTCTAATAGTGGAGTAGAAGGAGTTACGGTTACTGTTTTAGAAATATAATATCCTAATCTTCTAGCTGTTTCTTCTTTTTCAGAAGTGAATTTAACGTTAACGGAATCAATACCTTCAATACCTTCAATAATTGCTACTATATCTGATTTTGGAAGACGATCTCTTCTTGTAATATTAATTAAGTATTCAGCGACCTTAGATCTAATTTCAGACGATAGGTTATTTTTATGATATCCTTCAAAATATCTAACCTTAATATCCATTCTAAAGTATTGTGGTGAAGGATCTACTATTTTAACTTCAGTCGTTACCATCTGTCTTCCTGATTTTTCTAATAATCCCATAATTCCTTCTTTTTCTATTTCAGTAAAAAAGAATTCAGAAGTATCTAAGTTAAAATAATCTTTATTGTTTTGTAATTTTTTAAGAGTATTAGGCAACATGAACAGATAGATAACATTATCATCGTCTAAATATCCATCATCTGTAGTATTATATGCATCTAAATATGAAAACAAGCCATATCTTGAAAGAAAGTGTTCATAATTATCTGGGGTTGCTAATACAAATGAATGTGACTGTAATGGGGCAATTAATTTTGTTAATGCAATATCTTCTGGATTTGCTCCCATTTTAGGAGCGACTGTAAACGAAAATTCTAATAATTCGTTTAAGTCATGTGTGTTTCCTAAAGAATCTGTTCCTTCAGTTTCAAACTTAAATGTCAAATCAGCTCTACCATTTAAATTACCCATAGCACCAGAAATCTTTAAATATTCTACTTTAATCGAAGCTCCCTTTTCAGGTATTTCTCCAAATGAACCATTACCAAAATAAAGATCTAATCCACCTGTTATACCTGTTTTCACAATGTAACCCTGTGTTCCTTTCTTCATATCATACATTGAATCGTATTTTGACCACAGATTAGAATTAACGGTTACTCTAATTTGATCATGATCAACCATTCCCTTTGTTATTACGTTAAATGACTGAAGTGACTCCCCTGTTGAAGTTAATGTTTGATCTTCATATTCTCCTTGAATTACTGGAACATATATAAAATTAGAATTAGATTTGTCTAATCTAAATTGATCATTATTGGTTCTTAGGGTATACACTAGACCATTATCATTTGATTTTATAATAGCATTAGCGGGAATGTTTAAAGCATCTCCTGCAATATCATCTAATCCCTGTACACCTAATCTCAGCTTTAATTCACCAGAAGCGGCAGCTCCTCTAAATGAATCATGTCCTGCTAATCTTGAAAGTCCATATATTGATACTGGGTTTTGAGCTGTTAGTATATTTTGCTCAACCGTTGAATCTTCTATATAAAAGAAGATTAATTTTCCTATTTCTGAAATAACATCTAGTAATTGTGAAAAGGGAGAAGCGGTTGTAAATGCAGTTCCTACTGCACCATATACCCTACTAACATAAGATCTCACATCTGAGATCATTTCTCCAGTTTTAATTCTAGACGTTGATAAAAAGTTATTATCTGCCATTTTACTTTTTTGTTTTATTATACGTAAACACCTACCTGATATTTGTTGTCTACTCTTATATCTATAAAGACCGCGTGTCTATCAACTTCTTTAGTAAAGTCAACATCAACAGTCACGTTAAATTTCTGTGCAAGTGGACAGAATTGAAAAATCTGTTCTGCTACCACTTTTTTTAATAAATAGTCATTATAACTTAATGAATACACATAGTCTTCTAAATTAGCTCCAAATTCTGGATTACCTAGAACATCTCCCTTTCTTGTAAAAAGAACGGTTTCAATCTGAGTTAACAGCCTTGAAAGTTCTGAATAATTTTCCATCTCTGTTGGATCAAACCCAGGATCTCCTTGTGCTTTTATATAAAATTCCATTTAACTATATATTCTATTAAGAATGCATCATCCAATCGGTGCCTTCATCTGATTTAATTTCTTCAATAACAGCTTCCAGTTCTCCTTCTCCTAATCCCTGTATTGCATCTGCATTTACCTCTATATTTCCTGGCAATGCAAATCCAAAAATACTTAACTTTTGGCCAAGTGATATTTTAATTTTCGCAGCACAGTATCTAAAAAATGCTTCATCTTCGAAAAGAGCACATTGAGGAATGGTTTCATATACCTCTAATATAATATCTCTGTTAGGGGTTTCTCCAGTAAATTTAATCTCATGTGTTAATTGATTATAGTGATATCCAATGGGGTTTTCTAGAATTTGTCTAGCCATATCAAAGAAACTTTCATTAACCACGTAATATTGAAGATTCTCTGCTGCATCTACTACACCATCTCCACCAAACATTCCAGTATACATCATTCTTTCGATAGCAAAATCACCTTGTGAAAATCTAATATCTGTTCCACCTGCATACTTTGATCCAGTTTCAAAACATCCATATACTGAATAAACTTCTCCACCACCTGTATCTGGATCCATCTTTGGAAGAGTAAAGCATCTTCTAGATTTAAAAAGATTAGACTTAAAAAGTTCTTTAGGTAAAACCATAAAGTTTTCTTTCATCGAATACTCGTAATTTTTATAGAACCATTTCTTTGCTCTCTTGACAATATTCTCTACTTCTGATTTTGGAAGATTCATAGGAATCATACAAGACCCTGTTACTTCTGATGCCAACTCATTTACAAAGTCGTTAAAGCATTTATTATCATCCCATGTAGGTTTATCTAAGTGGCTATTATTACCTATTATATTATCACTCATTTTGTTTTAGTTATTTTTAAACTTCCGTATAAAGTATTTTTTCAGTGTTGTCAAACTTCGCAGTTCTTTTATCATATTTACCGTCTCTAAATATACCGCCTTGCATCGATCCTTTCATTATTCCATTTCCATATACGTAACAGTCTTTTAATATACACGACTGATGAACGTATGAACTTTCTAATTTAGACGAATTAACCTGTGTAGATTGATAAAAATTACAGGAATGTATATCAGATCCATTTACGTCACATCCGAAGAAATCACAATTTGTAAATTCTCCTCTCAAAGAACATCTTACAAATTCATATCCTTCTAATTCTACACAATATGATAATCTACCGCCTTCTACTTGAATAATTCCGTTGTCAGCATCATAGTTAATATGTCCTTTTGTTAATTCACCGTGTGTAAATAATCTAAGAACTCTTTCTCTAATATTAGGCCAGTGTAAATCTATTATCTTTTCATTGTCATTTAAATCAACCGTTAATTTAACATCTTTATTCCATCCCGCATTAATAGATTTCCAATCTTTTCTAGCCTTTATAATTCTTTCGTTTTTGGCAAGAATTTTTCTAAGCTCTATTGAATTAAGATTGTTAAATTGAACATTACTCGTGCTATTCCATAGTTGAGTTATAAAAAGATCTAGCATTTGTAGAATCTTGGAAGTTTTCTTTTCCCAATCTTCTCCACCGAGATATCTGAATTCTAAATAATTCTTATGTCTTTTTTCAAAGTTAATTCCGTAATATTTAGAATCAGGATATATGAAATTACTAGGAGTAATATTTAATCCATCGTAGAAATAAGTATCTGACTTAGGTAAAACGAATTTAATTGATTTTGCGTATGCAGAATCTTTTCTTTCAGGAAAAAACTTAAAGACTTGACTTTCTTTAAAATCTAAAATAAATTTAAGAACATTCATCTTAGATATTCTGTGTTTATTTTCTATTTTATCTGTATCAAAGGATATGTTTAAGTGAATAGAACTTCTATCATTAGTATATCCATTTTCTTCTATCCATTTACATACTTTGATGATCATCATTCTTGCAGAATAATAAGGCTGTGGACCCGTTACGAGTTCCATCAGTTTTTCACCACCTGACATATCAGGTTCTATCTTGAACTCGTCTCTTGTAACTTCAAAATCACTATGCGCCTTTGCTTCTACTCTAATCTTTTTACCTAAAAGACCCGCTAACTCTTTAGCAGTCGTATCGATATCCTTATTAGAATAGAATTCAAATTCAACGCCTAGTAGCGAATTCTTTAATATGTCTGAATTATTAATATTATTCATTTACGTAATTGTATGACTTAAGTTGGTTTATATATCTCTGTTAGATACACTATAACGTGAAAAAGCCCGAGTGATCGGGCTCTTTCAATTAAATTATAGATTTGGTTATAGTTTAAGGAATACTTTTCTAGTGTCTTCTTCAACTCTGATCACTTGAACAGTAATATCTGCACCTTTCAATATGTCTTTAATATCTATGTTATCAGGGAATTCAGATACGTGTAAAAGTCCTACAACACCTTCTTCTATTTCTACAAATAAACCATAGTCTTTAGTAGATTTTACCTTTCCTACTACTTCAGTTTTCTTAGTATATCTTGAAGAAATACCTTCCCATGGATCTACTTTCTTTTCAGCAGGAGAACCTTGAACAAGTGTAATTTTTCTTTCATTAATAACTTCTTTAACATAGAATTTAATCTCTGTTCCTGGCTCTAAAGATCTATCTCTATGTGCCTTTGAAGTTTCAGTATCTAGGTCGTTAACGTGAATCATTCCAGTTAAACATCCTTCAAACTCAACGAATACACCATATTTTGCAGAACCGGTAACATGACCTGTTCTTTCAACTGTAATATCTTCTTGTATCGTTTTAAGTGTATTAGGAATAAGAGCTCTTAAATATGCTCTATGTGAAACTACTACAGTTCCTTTTTCTTCTGAATAACTCACTGGTACTACATACATTTCTGTGTCGATGATTGATTCAAAGTCGTGTAGCTTATTTACACCAGCTAAAGAACCTGGCATAAAGCAATCAATTCCTTGAACTTGAACAATATATCCTCCACCTGGAATCATTTTAGAAACAATACCACTATATGCTGTATTTCCATCGTCAATAGATGCTACGATTTCTTTAATAACCTTAGTCTTAAGACCTTCAGTCACAGAACCTATCATATATTTCTTGACATTCATTGAAGTATCGGCGATCAATTGAACATCGACTTCAACTCCTTGTTTTAGAAGTTCTCTTATTTCTGTAGTTTCTCTCGATAAATCTACATAGATTAATTCTCTATATCCTACATCAATTGATGCCCATTCGGAATCAACTGCATATACCTTTCCAGTATAGCTAGCTCCTAATTGTAAAGAATATAAAGTATTTGAAGTTAGTGAATGACCTTCCATTAGGTCAAATAGTTCTTGGGCGTATGATTCTCTGCTATATACCTTTACACCTTTAGGTGTTTTAATATGTGGATTGGGTTTCCTAAGCTTAGTTACACATGTTGCCTCGTATTGGTCCCACATGAATTCTCCGTTTTCATCCATATAATTTGTATCTGGACCGGGAGTTGGTTTTTCCGGGGTTGCGGCGTTTAATGAAGTTTCTACTTTAACTTCTGTTTCTTGGTTAGCTTCTGCAAGCTGTGTAGTTGTCGAGAGTCTTGGTCTCTTTTGTTTTTGAGTTGTCTTTGTTGACATTTACTTTGTTTTTAAAAGGGTTAATGTATGTTTTACTAGTTATATATCAAATTACGGTGGCGTCAAATCCTATCATAGGAATATAAGGAACTAAAGGAACCGGTATACCTCCCATATAAATAAATTTCATTTGGCTAAGATGTGTAAAATAAGAATATGCTAATGCACTTGCAACGTCCTCGGCTGCATCATGTGGGTTATCAGAATCCTTTCCGGAATTAAGAGCTCTTCTTAAATTATCTGCTAATTTCTTTTGATTTCCATAACTGACACCTATGTATTTTCCTTGAAGAACTGGAACAGATAAACATGGTGGTGTTGGGGGATCAGTTGCAAATGGTTGTATTGTTGCATCTTTCCAGTATTTAAGAGTTGCCTTTGCAAGTTCTTTATATGGATCATCTTTACTTCCACCTTCTGCTAACATTGCAGCTTCAATTCCCATTTCTACTATTAAAGTATTTCTAATTTGCTTAGCTAAAGTTCCCGTTTTAGACATATCTATATTCACAATAGAATCCTGTGTTTCGTCGTTTTCAGTAAGAGGACATCCTTGCCATTTTTTTCTTAATTCATCTTCTAGAAAAACGGGTTTAACTTTATTTTTTTTAAAACCATAGTCTTGTTTACCGTTCCACGTAAATTCTGTAATAACATGCTGAGTTAAAGCAGGTGGCATTTTATTATTTTCATCAAAAGGCTCCTGTATTTTTAAATTAGTTAATTTAAATGGATATCTTACTTTTAATTTTTCAACAGGTTCCATTTCTTCATATCCTACGGGTAATGTAGTATCAAAGGGCCATGGATATTTAATAGCTTGTATAGGATCTTTCTTTAATGCAGTTTCCTCATTGTATAAAAACTTTCCATCACTATCTACAGTTGGATGACACTTCCTTATTTCATCAATTACATATTTAGAAACTAGTAGATGAAATTCACCATCATAATTTCTATTATTATTATTTATTGAAACACCCGAGGAAGATTTAAATGATTGCCAACCCCAGTCTAATCCCTTTAGTGTAGATATGGCCGCCTTCCTGTTATTGTTCATCTGCTGAATGTCTTGATTACTAAACCCTGAACCGCCAACCCCAGTGGTGGAATTGCTTTTAATTTCGTTAGTTCCCATCCAAGTCGCCCAGTGCCAAAAATCCCATCTTTTATCTCCGTTAGAAATATCCTCAAATTGCATTAATAATCTTGTTGCAAATATTCTAGCTAATTCATCACCGGTTTCTTTACCATCTAGGCGATGAAACTCGAAGAATTTAAATCTATATAGGTTTTCCGCTTCGTCATCCTTAAACTCTTCCAGATACTTATCAAGTTCTTCTGTTGGCTCATATTGTATACCTTCTCCTATTTCACCTTCTAGTTTGTTATATTCTGGATCGTTGTCCTTTCCGGCAATAGTTAATCTAGTTGCCGCTCCAGCTGCTGTTGCTAAAAATGCTATTAAATTATCTTTTTCATTTACAAGGGGTTCTTCGTTATCCGGGGTTACCATCACGGGTTCACCTTTTTCCCAAAGATCATGAAACCATTGTTCATAACTTGCTATAAATGCAGATTCACCTGCTGAACTTTCATGAGGAGCCATCCCCGGAATACATGTTGCATTATTCTTAACTGCTGTTAAATATGCATTAGCTAACATGTTTCCAAAATCTTTAGCATCGGAAGGTACTCTGTTTTCAAGAATGTCAGATACCTCATTTATGAAAGGTGACCATTTTGCTGGCATAATTATTTATTTTCTTGTTGATACGACTTGTGATCTCCTTCGTCAAATGGAACTTGTAAAGTACTCGAAGGACCAACACCCGTCGGATGAATATGCGCCTTATAGTCTGCAATAAAATTAGCTAGAAAATCTTCTAAAGATAATCCCCTTACAGCTGGCTGCTCAGTGTCTTCGCCGGGTTCTCCAGTATTACTTAAAAATATATTACCTGCATCTAAAAATATTCTATCATCTGTAGAAATTTTAATATCGCCGGCTTCATCTATTTGTATTATAGGTCTTTCTTTTGCACCGAGACCTCTAGTAATTACAAGACCATCCTTTTCTGAATGATAAATTCTTACATTTCTTTCAGCATCATATACTAAACTGATTACGTTTTCAGCATTATCCTCTCCATCTAATATGTCTTCTTTAAGATCAAGATTTTGCTCTATATGAAACCAATATTCAGGATGATATAAATTTCCATTATCAAATCTAGCTGAAACTATATCTCCTATTCTAGGAACATGGTGAGAACCTACTGCGTTTCTATTCATAGGAGTTGCCCATGGAATAGATTCATCCGGCAAATTATCAAACTTTCCTAAAACTTTAACCTTACATCTACCTAGTTTAAGAGGATCGACATTGTCGATAACTTCTCCTAACCAATGCGTGTCTCTAAGATTATCAGTATTTAATTCTTTTTCAGTTGACATATATTAATCGTTTACATTACCAAGAGACTGTGCCGCTGCTCTTTCTAAAGCACTTCCAACGGTCGCACTTGTATCTACATTAAACACATTTTCTGCGATATTAGCTCCTATATTATCTACTCCATCTGAAACTCCCCTTAGAGCATCTTGATATATGTTTTCGAAATTAGGAACTCGTCTTCTGACACCGTCTCTTGCTCCTTGAACTAATTCATCTTTCTTTTCTCTTGCTAATCTGTTAATATCAGTTTCTGCTCTATCTTTTAATTCTTTAAGCTTTCCTAGTGCTTTATCTTTTAAGAAACCAAGTATACCATCTGCTTCATAATCTTCAGAATCGGGTGCTGGTGAATATCCGTTTGGAAATGTATCTGATACTATTCCATTTAAGACTCTGGCATCGACTTTATCTATAACTTCATATTTCATTTCGACAGTTTGCCTGGTTTGTTCACCTGGATTTTTAGTAAGATCTGCAAAAGGATCTGCTCCTGAATTTAGAGAGAATTCACATTCTCTAAATCTAAACATAAAGAAAGGTCTTGCTGTATTTCCGGAAATACCTTCATTTCCATTCTCTACACCTAGTGAAGGTTTAAAATTACCAGGAAATCCTTTAATAGTCTCTAAAGATATTTTCTTAGGAATTCCTGATAATGAAATTTTAGACATATTTTTTATAGTTCTAACCTCAGTAACATATATTGTCATTGAAAATTTTCTAAGATTTTCAGGTAATATCCAATTGTGCTTGTGTTCGTCAAATACGGCCTTTCTATATAAGTGCATCAAACCTGAAACCCTAAGATTAATAGATTCTAAACAACTTAAAGTAAGCTTTGCATCATCTCCTCCTCTATATGGATTATTTGGGTCTATGCCTGCTATAACGCGATCTACTCCCTGTATTCCTTGAAAAAACCATGGAGTATTTTTATTAATATCTAATAGTGCTTTTTTAAATTTTATGAGATTAGATAATCTTTCACTATAGAACCTAGTAGTAGGATCGTTGTCATCCGGCTTGAACGTAATAGGATCTATTTTACCAGGAGTAATCGCTGTTGAATTATCAGAACCAGTTGCTCCAAGGTGTCGAGTATAATATTCTTCAGCAGCTCCTGAAAAAATAGGAGAATGCTCATGACTATTAACGTCAAACAATATAACGAAGGACAAATATGTAGGATCCTGGTAAGGAGACTGTGCTAATTTACCCTTTTTAAAATCTACTATGTTTTTAAAGTCTGACATGAATTATATATTCTTATTATTATGATGTTGTTTCTGCGTTAACGTTATTGAGTCTACTTGGCCATTCTCTTCTTAAAAGAGTTAGTTCTTGAGTAATTCCAGTGCTTTCTTTATACCTGTATATAATTCCAGCAATAACATAAAAACCAGTTAAAAATTCATCTTTAATTTGTTCTGTTCCCATTTCTGAAGGATGTTCTGCCTCGGTATCTTGATCTGTATCAAATCCTTTACCTTCCTTTGATTCATTGATTCCTTGTGCAGCAGACATTTGTGTAAATCCACTTTTTAAAATCTGGACAGGTATCTTTTGCCATAAATGAATACCGGGGTTAAAGGTTTTAAGATTAACTACTAATTTCATTTTATTCATTTCATCTAGGTTTTGCTGATTGCTAATCGCAGAATAAGAATAATTAAGATGCGTACCCGGTGAATCATCTGATTGAATAGGAAGCCTACCAACGAATTTTGATTTTACTTCTTTAGTATATCTGTCTTCACCTCTTCTGCCCTTTAGAGGTTCTTCAATGTCTTTCATCTTATCACTTGCGAGAGGTTCTAATTCATGAGCCACTATTCCTACACCCGGTTCATAGTAAATCATTTTCCTTTTATATCCATTCTTTTTAGAAAGTGAACCAGCATTATTAACAAGCGAATAACTTTCTATAAAAGTATTTGTTGAATTCATATTAGCAGCGTTTGTTAATATGTTACTAATCTCTATTTTATTAGAACTTTGCTCTTCACCGTCTTCATCTAAATCCATTTCCATATTTACGAAAGTTTCATCTACACCTTCTTCCGAATTTAATAATGAATTAATATCTACAAAACAAATATTATAATAGGGATCTATACAATATGTTTGAAAGCTATCTTCTCCAATATATGAATGTTCTACTAAATTATTTAAAAATTCAATGTTAGGCTGACATGCACTAAGGGCTTTCATTTTATCATCAGCAACATCTATGTTAGTAGCTAATCCTAGTTTTAATTTATTAGCAAATTCTTCAATCTGTTCTCTTGAAGTTCCTTCATACGATGCACATCCCTCAGAATACATTGTAGGTATTTTCATAGTTCCTTCCATGGAATACTTTGAACCATCTGCCGCTTTTTCCAGATCTCTATTAGGAGGACCTGAAACTTCATCTATATCGAAATCTATTCTTATATCCCTAAATGTGTCTTGTTGCCTAGCAGCAATCCTAATAGATATAACATCTCCATCTCTTGGTGTTGAATCACTATCAAATGTACCTGCCGTATCCATTATTATTAGACTTATAGTAGGAATCTTATCATTACAATTAATTTCTAAACGCCTAACGTCTGTTTCTGAAAATGATTTACCGTTAATTACTATCATTGGAACCGGTCCACCAATCTCATGGCTATGCTTAGTTCCATCTGGTTCATCCTCACCTGCTGCGTCAAACTTTATAACATCGAGTTCTAATGAATGATCTATTACATTTAAAATATGATTGTTTAATGGCATGCTTTTAAATTCTTATTTCTCCGTTACTTACTTCGATGTTAGTTTCCCCAGTCTTTAATATATTCGGAGGTAATATTTCTTTATTGTATTTCTTACTTAAGTATTCAATTCTATTTGCGTCTTTGACTGGAAGTCTTTTAGTGTTTATGAATTGATCTCTTATTGGGTTTTTCTCGTCCTTATTTAAAGTTAATTTCCATTTCTTTTTACCATAATCTCTAGGAGGAATGTATAGTACATCGCCCTCTATTATAGAAAAAGGATTAGATATCCCATTAAACTTTAAAATAATATCAGTATAATCATGAGTTCCGTATTCTGACAAAGATACTAAATCTATTCTACCGGTTTCATCGTTACTTACAACATGAACCTCCTGTACTCTAGTTGAATCTGCAAAAATAAGAGTAGGAGTACTCATAGATAGTTTATTATCTACAAGTTTCTTTTTATCTATAGAATATATTTTCATTTTAACCGTTAGCTATTTTTCTAAATTCAGAATTAAGAGACTTTCTTTTATCTTTTCCACCATAGGCCGTTTCAACGTACACTTTATTAACATCAACTCCGTCCTTAGGTTGAAGATAAAATCTACCTCTACCCATATTAAACATAGACTCTATATCTAATTTATCTCTTGCTCTACCGGGTTTTAATGTAATTTCAACTACCATTCTTTCAGGAAAATCCTGAACTCCCATACCACCTTCAAATGTTACGTTGGTTTCTCTACATGTTAGATTACCTACCATCATTACTGGGTTTAATGGATTTCCAACCGTCAAGTGCCATGAACCAGTAGGATCTCCTGTTAGTAGAGAGGCTGCGGCCTGACCACCTTGTGGAGAATTAAACATTTTCATTAAAGTACCGCCCAGTATATTATTTAAAAACTTAGAATCTTTCCCATCCATTAATCCTCCTATATCTTTAGCAACTCCTTTAAACATGTCACCTAAACCAGACGCTACACTTTTGATAAATCCACTATAGTTACCAGATTTAATCATCGAAAGATCTCCTAATGGCTTTCCAGTAGAACCATCTCCGACATATCGTACTGCTCCTCCCCAGAACGGTGCTTGACTTGAAGTCAATACCATTATATTAGCGAGTTGATCTAGCATCAATATTTTAGGGTTAGCTCCACTAAATGATCTTAACTCATATTCAAATTTAAGTTTAAATTCTTGATTAAACGTTAAACCTTGATCTCTGAAAGATACATTCTTAATAACGTTTACCGGGCCAAAGACATGATTAGGATAGGTATCACTATACGCATCATAACCTCCACCTCCATTTGCTCTTTTTTGGGCAGTAACTCCATCTACACCTGCACTTGCGTTTGCTGCTGCAGTACCTATTACACTTGAATCTAAAAACTGCCCAAAAGCACCTCTTCTGTTTTTATTTTGAGAATTCTTAGTCTGTACACTTGCGGTTTCATCTTTCCAATTATATCCATGGCTCCAATTAAGTATAGAGTTCATATTATTACCTGTAACCTCACTCATCCATGTAACTGCTCTCGCAATGTCAGGCTGATCGACTGGTGTCGGATTTCCTGCTTTATCAACATCCATTGGCGCTATAATATCATCCATTATAGGGTATGGAAATCTTCTAAGAGTTAATAAATAATTATTAGGTATTTTACCATTATATCTACACATTGCAAAATCAGCGTAATTGTACATATAACCATATCCGGATCCACCGGCTGCAGCTGCTTTTGTAACTTCTATTATTTTAGAAACAGAAGGATTGTCTAGTGTCTTTGGATCTATTTTATTATATTCTTTAATATCTACACCCGTCGCCTTCGCAGATCCACCAGGAGTAAAGAAACTACCTCTAAAATTTACTAAAGAATATTTATTAAATACAGAATAAGGTTTTAAACCATCTGTTATTGCAGCTGAAGCTACACCTTCTTGTGGTTTTCCAGCATCGTCTTTTTTATAGTAGATAACTGAGTCGGCTGTTTGTGTGTAATATGCATCTGCTTCTGAATTAATAGTAGGGCTAACGTTACTCAAGGGTTGACCTGTTTTCATAGCAGCGTTTTTTGCGTTTGGGTCTGAAAACTGACCTCTTAATATATCCTGAGGATCTACATTTCCTGCGCCATGTCCGTCTGGACTTGATAGATTAAAGAAGTTATCTACTTTATCTCCAAAGCCTGAAACTGATGATTTTAAACTGGAAGCTGCTCCCGCTGATACTAATCCAAATAATGGCATATTGTAATATTATGTTTTTACTAGGTTTTATATATTCACAATTCTATGTCATCCAGATCGTCTGACTGTGGTCTATATAAAAGCTTATCATAATATTTATCTGTCTTTGGTTCTCTATCTCCTAAAAACTTCTTAAGATGGGCAGCATATACTCCCCGAGATTGATAATAATATTTGCCAGAAGAATATACACTTCTGCTTGAGAGTTCAAATATATCTTTAAAATTCTTTTCGATTAAGAAATCTTGTATATTGTTAAATAGATCTATTACCTCTGATTTGGTCTTAACACACATTACGGAATCAACTGAGATCATATAAGATTCCCACTTAGAATCTATTTGATTTTGAAAGTCTTTCATAGATTTATAGTTCTTTCTAGAAAGACCGAATGTCGTAGTTCTATTATTAAAGTCTTTTGAAAACTTCATACCGAAAAGATATCTTTTTAAGAAATCTATATTGTCATGGAACTTAGTAATTCTTATCTGATACCTTGGCATATCCTCGTCGAACTTAACGTCATGAATTATTCCATAAACGGGAAATACGATGTGAGAATGTCTAGTGTTGGATATAAGGGCATGTATTCTTTCACCCTTTGAAAATAACTTATGTCTTATCATTATAGATCGATTATCTTGACGCTTTCGAATCTTTTAAGAACGCCTTTAGGATAATCATCTCTATTAATAACTGTTAAGTTTAGTGATGCAGCAGGTTCTATTGTTTCTTGTAAAAATAATTTAAAGTTGTCAATAGTTTCTGCATCTAAATTTTTAAATAAGTAAATGATTTTTTCTAAGTCTGCATTCTTATTTAGAACATTAATGAAAGAATCTCTTATTGCAAGACCAATTACAGAGCGATGTGGTTCAGTATCATAGGGATCTGATTTAACTAGCTTATTTCTAATGCTATAAAAATCTATAACTGTTTCTCCTGGGTTGTTTCTACAGAATTTATTAAATTCCTTTCTACTGTTACACCATACACATTCTATTGTAATTTCGGTCGTTGTTGTCATCTTATCAATTTCTCCAACTCTTTAATTTTAGTTTGTAAAGTTTGGATTTTATGTTTTGTTTCGATGGTAGAGGGACTGTAATTAGTTCCCCATTCAGTGACCACCTTTATTTGATTAGATTGTTTTGAATTACCAAAGTCTAATCCGACATCGATGCAGATATCTTTGATAAAATTTAATCTATCATCGATACCTTTATCAAAATCATAGACAATAACTGACTCGTATTTCTCACCAGCCGCATTGATGTTATCATCTGTTACGGTTTTAATTACACCGTTATCTGCTATCTTAAGAGTTATCTCTTGCATTTAATCTTTCTTCTAGGGATTCTTGAACTTTTCTGTATATTTTCCTAGCCGCTTTTCTATCAGCTCTATAAGTTTCTTTATCTTTGATCGTAGTCATCGCGAAGGCTTCTTCTAACAAATCAATCTCTTCTTTGTTATAACCAACCTTAGCCCATGTTTCTTTTAACGATTCTAACTTAGCTCCTAATTGAGCTTCTATTTGATCGTTGATTCTATTTGTATTAGCTTCGTGAAACTGCTTTCCTTCTTCTTGCTTTAAAGTATACCATGCTATTCCTTTTTCAGAGAATCTTCCCCATCCGTTTTTAGCCTTTAATAATCCAGCTTGTCTGTAAGTGTCTCTTCTGTATTTTCTTGCTTGACTCATATTTTATAATAATTAGTTACAAATTCGGTTATTTGTTCGTTTAAAAATTCTTGTAGGTTATTTATCTCTATTTGAGAAACAGCTGATTTAGAGATCTCTTCTAAGATTTGTTCTTTTTCTTCTTCAGAGTTTTCAACTAACATGTTAAATACTTCTTTCTTAGGAAGATTAATTCCTACGCTTAATTGAAATGATTCAACATTCTTAGCAGATAAAGTTCTAATTAATTGACCAAGGGGAGAAGTAGTTTCTTTAACTTCTACCTTTTTTTCAATTTCTTTAACAGGAGCTTTTTTAGGCGTAGGTGTAATTCCTACCAGATCGGCTCCAGGAAATGGTAATCCTTCATTAGTCACTAGTTCTAAAAACTCAGGTAATACTTTGTTGAATATTTTAGATCCATCTTTAAAGTAAGTAAATTCAGAATCTTTAGATTCTACCTCAACCACTTTACCAAAATTATCTCCCTTTTTCCACTGATATTTTACAATATCTTTTTCTTCAGTTGTTTGCATGATTTAACCTATTTTATTATTATACACCTAAACTTAGAAAAGTTTAAGCTGTGGTATAATATAGAAGGTATTAGATTCTCCTTCTTGATAGAACTTTATAAAGTCGTTTATAAAGGCATGGGATGTAGATGGTCCTATCATTGCCTCTGTCTTTTTAATATACCTTCTAAAAAAATCATGGCTTCCATGTTCTTTTAAATAGTCTTCTAGGTGATTTACTTCTGGTAAGTTTATTCTATTAATGCTCATTCCATACGATTACTTGTTCAACAATAATTCCTGCCTTTTTTAATAAAGAAATACCTGACAGATCTCTATACCCTTCACAGTAGAATACTTTTTCTACACCAGCTTGTATAATTAACTTAGCGCATTCAAAGCATGGAGAAGTAGTAGTATATAGGATCGATCCTTTTGAAGTAAGTGTAGATTTCGAAATCTTCATTAATGCATTTGATTCTGCATGCAAGACTTCTTGTTTAGTAACTTGCTTAGAACAACATGTATCTTCACATTCATATCCTTTTTCTATTAGAATTTCTTTGTGGTCAGAATTATCTATATTTCTAGTTTGAGTTTCTTCACATTGATTATCAAAACCATGTGGAGTTCCATTATATCCAAATGAAACAATCTGCTCGTCTTTAACTACTATACAACCAACTTTCCTTCTCTCAGCATAGCTAAGTTTAGAAATTTGATATGCTATTTGCATGTATATTACGTCTACTGAAATTCTTGGCATATTACTTTATAAATAAAAAGGGTCCATGTATTATACATGAACCCTTTAAAAAGTTTATATTGTTAATTTTAATATTAAGCTTCTGGAGTTTCCTCACCAACAGCTGAATCAGATTCTTTCATCTCATTCACTTTCTTAGAATATGATTCGATCATTTCATTACATGCAGCTTCATAAGCTTCAACTGAATAATCTTCTTTCATTTCTTTAAGAGATTGGGCAGCTAGCGCTCCAACTAATGCAGCATTTTCTTTCATATACGTTTCAACAGTATGCTCATCATGTGCATCGTCTTCCCAAGCTTTAGCTTCATTTTTACATGATTCGTAAACCTCTTTTAACATATCAGAAACTAATCTTACTTCTTCCTCTTCTTCAGCAACTTCTTCAGTTTCTTCTTCAGCAACCTCTTCAGTTTCTTCAGCTTCAGCAACTTCTTCAGTTTCTTCTTCAGCAACCTCTTCAGTTTCTTCAGCTTCAGAAATTTCTTCATTTCCAGCAGCATCGACAGTGTCTTCTAATTCAGCTTCTAATTCGTCTGATTTGTCTTCAGGAGTTTCACAATCATTGTCAACTACTTCAGTTTCATCTTTTAAATCTTCAGCAGGTAAACCAGCTTCTTCACCAGATTCAGTTACTACTTCAATGTTTTCAGCTATTTCATCTTCGATTACTTCTTCAGATTCTTTAATACCTAAGAAATCGGCAGCTGCTGCCTTTAATTCGTCATAAGTATATTTGCCTGTTAGAGCGTCATCAAGAATTGTTCCTCCTTTTTTACCAATCGCGTATAATGATACGTGATCAAATCCTAACCAAGGTCCAACGAATTCGTCTGATGCTTTTAAACCTAAATCAACGGATAATGTCCATGATAAAGATCTTCTTCCTAAGAATTGGTCATTGTAACCTAATTTTCCAGCCTTAATATAACCGGATGCGTTTACTGCTTCTTCTATAGCATCACCGTTTCCTTGAACTTCTTCCGCTTTTTCTTCAGATTGTTCAACTGGCTCAGCTGTTGCAACTACATCTTGTTGCACCTCCTCAGTTCTATCCATCTCAGATAAAAACTGTTCAAATGATTTTAATTTTGCCATAATTTTTTTATTTTATTTGTTTTTGTGGTGTTAATTACTATCTATATATCCCTTTTTATAGGGTTTTAATCTTATTTTGTTTCATCCAGGCTTCTAGCTCTTTAACCGCTCTATCGAATACCCTGTTTCTATCAATTTTTAATTCAAATGAATTAAAGTAATTTTTCATCATATAATACGCAGGTTCTACGCTTTCATCATTCGCTGCTAGATCTTCTACATGTTTAGAAACTTCATACGCATAATATGCAGATTTTTCAGCCATAGGGTTTGTCATTGCTTGATAGAATTGTCCACCATAGAATTTACCTACTATGTCTCCGAATTTTTCTTTCATTTCTATCCATGAAATTCCTTCTAATCCAATCCATAATTTGGCTTGAACAGATTTCGTATCTTTTCTAATAAAACCGGCCTTAGCCATTTCTTTAGATATATCCTTAATTTTCTTAGGAATTGGTAATTTACCAAACTCTTTTTCCCATGTAGAAATTTCTTTGTCGTTTACAAAGGATTCAAATAGCTTTATATGTTTCATTTTCTAGTTATTTGTATTTTCAAAGAAGAAGTACCTTGTATAATTCTATGATACTCTCCTGCATTTACTTCTATATATCCTTTTAATTCTATAGGGAGCTTATTATCATATTGGAACTTCCAATCATTTTCGTTTAAAGCTTCGATAACCCTGTCCTCCTCGTCGAAGTGCCATTTAAAAAGATGTTCAGGTTGGTTTGGTAAGAATTCTCTAATGATTATATTTTTTGAAACAGCCGTCTCCGTAAAGGGTAATGTTTTATCATCGACCATGGATATCATTTCTTCCATGGACATTTCTCCACAACCGCAACTTTTACATTTACAATCTTTATCTACCATGGTTGATCGCTTTTTATACCAAGCTGTTTTCCAAAAAGAGTAGGTCCGTAACATGCCCAAAATCCCGCCTTAGTCGGATCCATCTTAGCCATTTTATCACAACCGTGTCTAGCCCAAAAGTTAGCTGCTCTTCCCGGGTCGTCGTTCTTAATAGTAGATGAAGGATCTCCCCATTCTAATTTCTTAGCAATGATGTTTCCTTCTTTATCAGTTCTTCCACTATTTCTGTAAACTATGAATTTCTTATTTCCACCCCTCGTTGGTGAATCTAATTTTACATTCTTTTGATTTCCTCCTCTAGGTTTATAGACTGCTTTAGTTCCTACTTCTAGGTTTTTAGCCATCCATCCAGAAGGACCTTTTAGAATGATATTATTTTTATCCCAGTATTGTTTTACTTCTTCAAACAATTTAGAGTATGCATCACTTCCTAAACGAAAGAATGAATTAGTAAGATCTAATCCTTCTTCAACGTGAGCCTTTAATTCTGGAGAAACTCCATTCCAATCTTCAAATGTTTTAATAAACTTCATAACTTATATATCTATGATAGAACGAGTTCCTTTAAAAACTCTTTCTTATATCTTTGAAGAGCAAGTTCTTTCGCCTTTGCTTCTAGTTCAATATCTAGATCCATGCCATACGTTTCAATATGGTCATATACATAATCAGCATGTGCACGTTTGTTGCCCTGTGTAGCATCTTCGTGTATTTGTTTACATGAAGAATAATGGCATAGTTGGCGAATTCCTGTAGGCCATGATTTAGCAGCAAGTTCTAGAGCTTCTTTTTCTGGCATTGGATCTTCGTAACACCAGTGATGGTGATAATCGAACGTAATAGGCGTCTTCTGTGTAAGAAGATGTATGTCATATAAATCCTGTACAGAATATTGTGCTGTTTTGTCATCGTTTTCGATAACTAGACGATTCGCTGCACTTGGAGTAAGTCGCTTGAAATTTTCAGCAAACCTTTTCTTAGTAGCTTCTTTATCGTCGTAAGTTCCGCCGATGTGAATATTGATAGCAGCATAAGGAGTTTGTGGTAAATCTAGCATATCCATTATTTCGCCATGTTGACGTAAATCTTTAAGGGCTTTGATAACTACCTTTTCATTCGGAGAAGCAAGAACATTGAAAGGACCTGGATGGAATGTCAATCTTTGGCCATATTGCTTAGCAAGTTTACCCGCACCTTTCATTAGATTACACACTTTGTCATAATCAGGAAGTTCAGATAATTCGTATTCCGACATCCATGGAAATAGATTACTTGACATACGATACATTGTTATGTCGTTCTTGTAATTCCACTTGATAATTTCTATCATGTCCTTGATATTTAACACTGCAAGTTCTGATGCGTATTTAATACCTTTTTCCATGAAGGTTCTTTTAATCATTTTTCTACCAACATATATGTTCGATTCTTTTTTAAGAGTCATGTTGATACAACAATATCCGTAGTCTGCTGCCATATATTTTATATTAAGAGTTTGTATTAAGTTTCTTTTTTACTTCTTTGACCGTTCGTTCGGCCATGCATGCTTCTTCTAACGTAAATACATCGAAATCCATAAAAAGTAATCGGTCTTCAGTCTGAACAAACAGATTGTCACCAATTACTTCATATCCATTTTGCCTGTATACTACACTGTCTTCTATTCGTACGACATGAGTCGTGCCTTCGATTCTAGCAATGCGTTCATACATTGAAATCATTAGTCCCATTGCTTTTCAAATTCGTACCAATGATCTGTTTCTGCACAACACTTAAGTCCGTCGACAATAAGCATATCAATTTCAGAAGCGGAGAGAGTGTCGAACCATGCGCTAATGATACCTTCTAAAAGAGGAAGAGTTTCCTCAGATGTCATTGAATTGCGACCCATGTTAGAATAAATGTATTCTTCCTGTGCTTGTCTAACAATTGCTCCACCAATTCTAATTGCTACATCACCGTTATCGTTAAATCGCCTTCCTGAAAAGTATTCGCCATCTCCGAACTTTTCGAAAATATCCTTTTCTGGATGTCTCATTTTAAAGATTCCAATTTGAGTAGTGAGATGTGGGATAATAGATTTTGCAGGTTCATACCAACTAATTCCGTTTGCTTTGATTGATTCTAAGTTCATGTGTTTGTTTTAATTATTAATTACTATACTAATATAAGCAAAATACTTGAGATAAAAAAACATTTTACTGTTTATTTTTAATCTTCTTTATTTTTATGCTTATTCTTTCTTCGATACTTTTTCTTGTTTCTCACAGGAGTAGGCATACGAAGGGCATCAAGCCACTCTTGTAATGTTAAATTTACTTCTTTTAATTTCTTACCCTTGTTTTCCATTACCTTTCTAAGATTACAAAATCTCCAAACGCTTCGTCAAATACCTTAATAAGATTTTCATAGTCTCCTCCTGTCATTTGAGAATAAAGAGTTTCCCAATCCTTTCCAAGATCTTTTGAAAAACTTTTTGCGTAAGCTAATAGCATGAAGGCATTTCCTTCAGGACCTGTTAAGTCGATTATTACAGGGTTTGATTGATGTTTGTGAAGTTTTTTTCTGATCATTATTATTGCTTGATTGATTACTATACTAATATAAGCAAAAAATCTGAGATAAAAAAACTTTTAGCTGTTTATTTTCAAAAAACTTTTGGTTATAACCATAGGTTATTACAAAAACTTATGGTACAGTTTACCTAAAGGATATTCGTTATCTTCTGACTCCATCTTTTCAGGATGCCATTGAACTGCCCATATCTTTTTATCTAAATCTTCGAATCCTTCAACTACAGAATATAATGGATATGAAAGATGTGTTGCTTTAAAATTAGTGGCTAGTATATTACAATGTTGGTGGTGTCTTGAATTAACACTAGTTAATGTACCATTCAAGTCTTCAACCGTGTGGAATTGAGATGGCTTCCCACTATGATCAATGTCTTCTGAAAAGTCAGCTGCTTTATGATCTTCTACTATTGCATCAGATAAATCTTCTACCTTTCCTCCAAAATAATGATTTAGGATTTGCATTCCTCTACATATTCCTAATATTCTATTATTAGAATCTAAAGCCTGCTTAATCCATACGAATTCCCTAGCATCTCTTTCTTCGTCCTTTCCAATGTCTGCTCCTCCACATAGTAGTAAAGGTCCTTTGACTTTGCGTCTAAGATCTAGCCATATTATTTCGTGATTGTAATGAGAAAGCCAGAGTCGAATTGACTCCTTTTCTTTAATTCCTCTCGGTGGTGCTACGTAAATAGTCATAGTAAAAAACCCGATAAGTTCGGGTTATTTTTAAAGAGCTACGATTTAAACGTAGAGTTTACTAAATCAAGAATTTTCTTATCTTTATAAGAAGCTTTAAAATGCTTTACTAATTCTTTTTTAGCTTTCTTTTTATCAGAAGATGATAAATTATTAAACCTATCAACGATAGAGTTGTTATTATTTTGAGCAGCTTTATATTGTCCTCCATCATCGATATATTGATAATAGAAATCATAAGATTTAAAATATTTTAAGAATAAATCTAGATCAGATAAGATTTCTTTCTCTAATTGATTTTTTAACTTTCTATAAATAATCTTCTTTTTGTTGTAGTAATATTCCCATCCTTCATTTTCTTGCATTCTCCATCCACTCACTTTATACATGTGGATTGTATCTTTAGAAGATAATTTGATTTCAAATTTAATACCCTTGTCAGTTGAAAGATCTTCAATGCTTTTAAGCATATCTTCCTTAGGTAATAATCTTGCCATAATCCATTCAACTTCCTGTTTCATTTCGTCAGGAGAACCCCAGTTCTTTTTGAAATCGTTATACGCGTAATACTTTTCGAATGTTATTAGATGTTTCATACTCTATATATCTATCCTACGAATCCAGGATCTCCAGCCCTTCTATCCCATCCGATGTGTTTAACATATCCATCATTATCATTCACTGATAAACTAACAACTATAAAACCCTGATCTCTGTACCAGTGATCTACGAGATGTTCTCTAACCATTCCCGTGTACCCGTTATTTAATAGTCTATAGTCACTAATTCGTTTTAGGCCTGGATTCCAGCTAAATCCCATATAATCCCTGACTATCATAGGTGTACCATCTTCGTTCATGTCTCCTGTCGAAAAACTAGCAGGAAGAACAGCCCTAACTTTCATTCCATTTAATTCAAATACTCTTTCAGATATTTTATTTAAAATCCTATCGTTCTTTGGGCGTATCCATGCTTGTAATATTTTTTCACTAGCAGAGAGAATTCTAATAGAATCTTCGATAAATCCATGTCTATAGAATTCCCAATCTTCTTCACAATGAAAAACGTATTTAGTAGTTACAGTAGAGTATGCTTTATCTATTGACTTAGATTGTCCTAGTTTATTTTCATTAAACATAAATTCGAGAGAGTTGTCATACTTCTTGTTGAGATCGTTGCATGCATCAAATACTTCTTCCTGTGCAGAGTCCTCTGTTATAATAAATCTTTCAATTGGATATGTGTTGAATTTAAAAAAAGAGTCTAGTGTTTTTTCTAAAAGATCAACTCTTCCACATGAGGTAAGAACAACTGTAACTGAATTTATTTCCATAGTATTTGTATCGATATTAAAATAAGGGTTAATAATAGAGACACTCCGGTCTTCGCTGTGATACCTTCATTCATAAAGTAATAAGTCATAGCAGTAAATATAAGAATACCACTAGCAAAACCTATGAATCTTCCAGGCCACAGTAAACCATCAAAGTGCTCAACGACCATTTGAGTTGCTCTAATTAAAATGTAACTAATAATAGAACCCATTCCAATGGCAACTGGCCATGGGTTTTTCTTAAACCAGGGCCATACGAATTGACCGTTAGTTTGAATCCAAATAAGTCCTTGCCCTAAGAGAAATAATAAAAAGCCGTAAAAAAGTTTCATTAGAATAATGAATTAGTAGTAGTTAATAGATGTGATATAAAAGAAGGCCTGTGTACATCACTAGCTCCCATTTCTTTTATTGCAGTTATATGTTGTTTTGTCCCATATCCTTTATTAGAATTCCATCCATATCCTGGAGTTTCTTCATCTAATTCTTTCATTAACATATCTCTACTTGTTTTAGCAAGTATAGATGCAGCAGCAATAGAACTATATTTATTATCTCCACCTATTACAGTTTTAAAAGGTATTCCTTCGTATCCGTGGAATTGATCTCCATCCACTAATATAAAATTAAATGAATTGTCAATAGTGTTTAGACATTCTTTCATTCCTAGAAGAGTAGCCTTTAATATGTTAGTAGATTCTATTGTTTCCGTATCTATATGCTGAACGCTATACGCAATTGCGTTATCTAATACTATTTCCCTAGCCTCTTTTCTTTGAGATTCATTTAGCAATTTAGAATCTTTTATTAGAGGATGGTTAAATCCATACGGCATAATAACCGCAGATACTGTAACTGGTCCTGCCAAGGCACCTCGACCTGCTTCGTCTATTCCAACTTCAACGATATTTCTATCGTCATTATAACTTCCTTTAAGTAAGATGTGTTTTGCTTTCTCCATATTAAGTTTTATAGGAGTTATACACACATTTAGTGAAATGTTTATTTAGGCTCGTGGTTTTCCTTCCACTTGTCATATCTCTTTACGACTTCCTGAAGGATCTTTGCTCTAACAATATCTTTTTCAGTAAATTCATGCACACCTATTCCTTTAATACCTGTCATTAATTCAGTAAACGAAGGTAAACCAACATTGGCTTTAGATATATCATGCTGACTAACATCTCCAGTTACTATAACCTTAGAGTCTTTACCCATTCTTGTTACAAATAACATTAACTGTTTAAACGTAGCATTCTGTGCCTCATCTAATACCATTAACGATCCGTCAAACGTATCACCTCTCATATATGCCATTGGTCTAAATACAATAACTTCTTTCTCTACGAGAGTTTGTGCTATTTCAGCTCCTACTATTTTTGTAATGTTCGATATGTATGATTGCATGAATGGATCTATCTTGTCTGCGATATCTCCTGGTAAAAATCCTAACTTTTCACCTGCTTCCTGAATGGGTTTACATAATACTATTTGTGAAATCTCTTTTCTAGCTAAGAGGAGAAGTGCAGTATAACACGCTGTAAATGTTTTGGATGTTCCAGCTGGACCTGTGCAAAACGTTATCTGATTCTCTAGTATTGTGTTTGTATATTTCTTTTGGGATTGTCTTAATTGTACTCCTTTTAATTCTGCTTCTTTTATTCCGTATCTTCTTCTTCTAGGTCCATCGGAACTAGATGAAGATTTATTATTTGAATTGTTTCTGCTCATTGAGTTTAATTTTTTTAGTCTCCTGCCATTATTACCGTTTTTTTAAGCTGCAATAACGTATCACATTTTTCATACTCCTCAAGTTCTTCAAAATATTCTATAATAATATCTATGAACTTGCTTCTTTGTCCTTCGCCATGAGGGATTTCTATCGTATTCTTGCCTTCGCTGAATACAACAAATCTATTAATGGTTTTAGTAAAATTTCTTGTGATAGTATAATAGCTTGATCTCATCAATGCGTCTTTGTCATCACTAAAAGATTCCTTCATTACAAAGTATATTTTTTTATATCGAGATATAAATAATCTCAATTTATATATTTAATTCCGGTAAGGTCTAAGGTAAAATGAAGTAAAAAAATATGTTATTATATTTCTACTTGTCCTTGTTTTCGGCGTCAGATTTCTTTTGAAGATATATTGCCTTTTGGAACTTAAGTCTCTTTAATGCAGAGGGCTTCGTATACTGCTTCTCATCTCTGACCTTTTTCATTTGTTTGGTCTTAATGGTTTTACGCTTATACTGTTTTAAAGCTTTTTCTATATTCCCTTTATCTACATTAATTATTAACATATATTACTTATGATTTTTTTAAGTTCATGGCATCTTTCATATTCTTCTTGTTCTGCGAAATATTTGATAACCGTTTCTAGTGCTGCTATTTTTTCTTCTTTAGGAGAATTATTGTTTAATGCTCCCATTTCATTTTCAATTATAGCCTTATAAATTAAGTCCATCATTATCTCTTTGGATGATGATTTCAATTTTTCAATAAACGCGATTGATTCTACGCTGTTGTTAACTTCAAATTCTGGATTATGTCTATTAGTATCTGAATTATCCCATTCGTCAAAATCTGGTAAATCATTCATTGTCTATTTCTTTTATTTTTTTTATTAGTTCTATTTGTGAATCTTTAAGGGGTGGATTAAATGCATTTAACTTCACCATAAGGTTACCATAAGTATTCATACTATATATCGGAAATCCTTTACCACTTATTCTTAATATCTTATTATTCTGTGAATTTGGAGGTACATTTACCTTTATTTTATAAAAAGGCGTATTGATTTCTATTTCAGTTCCTAGAATCATATCATAAAAAGGAACATTTGCATCTACATAGATGTCATTTCCGTTTAATATAATCCTATCATCATATTTTAAATTAATTATAATGATTAGATCTCCTTTGGGTGCAGATGAATTAGCAGGATGAGGTTGACCTTTTCCACTAATCTTTAACTTCATACCTTCATAAACTCCTTTAGGTATATTAACGTTTAGTTTTTTAGAACCTATGTCTACTCTCTTTTGAGTTCCATGGTAAGATTCTTCTAGAGTTATTGTCATTCTAACCGTAACGTCTCTTCCTTTTGAAGAAGAACCAAACGCATCATTGAACATATCACTGAAGGATCCTTCTCCGTTTTGAAACCAACTATGAAATGGATTGCCAGAAGACTTATATCCTAATTCAATATCGTACTTTCTTTTTCTGTTCTCGTCAGATAAAACCTCGTATGCTGTAACTATTTCTTTAAATGAAGACTCATCCCCTTCGACAGTATCGGGATGATATTGCTTTGCTAGCTTACGATAGGCCTTCTTAATCTCGGCTTGGCTTGCTGACTTGTCTATCTGCAGCAGTTCGTAGTAGTTCATTCTTTCTTTTCTTTACGGCTTCCTTAACGACTTTAATGCTCTTTCTTTTTTCAACCACATCTCTTTTCTGTTGGTTTTCCATAAGATCTGCAATTCTCGTAAGTTGCTCCGCAATGACTTTTAATAATTGTTCTTCCATGATATATTTATACACATTTTATTTATTGTCTAGAATATTTTTAAGATGTGCACATTTTTCATATTCTTCAGATTCCTGAAACCAATCTAACATTTGCTGTAATGTTCTGATAATCGGTTCTATTTCTATGCCGTTGTCTTGCATTGATTTAAAGTCAACTCCTTTTTCTAAGATCATATCCCAGTTATTTCTAACTAGTTTATCTTTCAGTTCGTGAAGGTTATTTTCCATATCTGCATTTTTTTGAATTTGAGCTATTTCATCGTGCTCATCGTTGTTTTGGTCTTCGAAGTCTTCAAACATATTTCTTTATTTTTTAATTACTATACTAATATAAGCAAAAATTCTGAGATAAAAAAACTTTTAACTGTTTATTTTCAAAAAAGTTTAAATTAAAATGGAACTTCTACTACTTTAGATACTAGTTCCATATCTGACATTTTCAATAAGACATTCATAGTTCCAATAACATCATCTTCACAATAGTCTTTAATTTCTTCTAATCTTCCAGCATAATATGCTTCTGATACTTCACCACCATACATGTTTTGTTTAGGAGAAGGTATCTGTAAAAGATCACAGATCATAGAAAGTGAAGCACCGTTCCATCCACCAAACTTCCATATTTCATTAGTATCTAATAGACAGTTTTCCCATGGTTTAAGTTTCTGTAAATGTAGTTGCTGTGGAATTTCTACACCTTGAATAATAGATCTTTTAATCAGGTAAGGCATATCAAAGCCTTTAATGTTATGACCTACTATTTGAATTTTAGGATTTGCCTTAAAGATTAATGCCATCGTATCCATAAATTCCTTTAGAGTATTCTTTTCATCATCTCCATAAAAAGACTTTACTTTAGGGGTAGGTGTAATGCCATCTGGGAAGGTGACTTGTCCAATTGTAATAACTACTGCTCTTCCGAATTCAGGATAAAGGGCAGCATCCTTGATATACATATCAGCATCTGAAACTCCTTCATACTCTGATTTACTTTGTCTACCGTACTTTGCTTTCTTTTCCCAATGAGAGTATGCGTTTTCTCCAATAATCTCTGCAAAGCTATCTAAGTCCTTTGCAGCAGTTGACGTTTCAATGTCAATAAATAACATGTTTTTTAAATCTGAAATACTATACATCTTTTTCTTGTTTTGGGTGAGTTTTTCTAATATTATAAATAGAGACTGGATATCTCATTTGTCTTCCATAATTTCCATTAACAAATGTAAACCATCGATGGCCGTATGTTTCTGTTAATTTGTCAGAGGTGCATTCTAACTTTCCTACTTCCCATGATCCTGCGAAATAGAAATAGTACGTTTCGCCAATAATTGGCTTCTTAACGTGAATAATCTCTAGCTTCTTTTTCTTCTTTGCCATATAGATTATACTCAAATATGTGTAATTGTTTATATTTTCTTCTTTAATCTCATTAAGTATACTACTCTAGAGAAATGATAAAAGGAAAGAATAGGTATCTGTAACACTTCAAACAAGAATAAATTTTGTTCAGTGTCTATAAAGAGTGTTGGATATAATATTGCGGATATTATTCCAAAGATTTTAAATCTTTTATCAAAGAGCATAATCCACGTCGATGACATAAAAAATAGAATAGCGGATATATTATGTATTGTAGGGTAATTTGCAACGCTAAAGCTTGCTATGATTATTAATAAGAATGCTGGTATTTTCCATTCAATAGAACGATGAAGCCATAATCCTAATGAAACTCCTATTGTTAATAAAGGGAATAAGATTGGTTTTAATTGATGATAATCACTATAACTATCCTCTATGCCTAGGATTAGTGGCAGACACACTGTATATAATATTGCGTAAATACACAGCGCAAATCGTAACCATAATCTATTCATACTTGGAAGTTTATTAATTATACTTAACTATACACTTCCATTTGGAATTGTTTCAATTAAAAGTGACCGTGTTCTTTAACACGTCTTATCATAAGGTATGTGTTATATGATACGTTAATTTCTGCATATCCTCCTGTTATAGTAGAAGGACAAGATTCTCTAGAAATCCAATAGCTAGGTGGTTCTTTAATTCTTTCTGTTATAAAGTCAAACAGTTTGTCAATGTCCATGTGATGAACCCATAAGTTCACATGCATACAAGTCATATCCGGATATGCCATAATTTATTCTTTTATTTCGAATCGTTCGCTGTCAAGTTCTATAGTTTTTTTATCTAAATCATTAGATAATTTTGTTAGGGCCTTGTCAGTATCTTTGTTTACTTCTCTTCCGTAAAAGTCTTTAAATATTTTACGGTATATTTGCACAGTAGAATCATAAGGAACTCCAGGTTGAGAATTACTTTCTATAATATACAATTTTCCTTCTTGATCTTCCATTATATCAAAACATATATATGGTAAATCTTTAAACTTATCACAGAATTTTTCTATTAGTGTTTTAAATTTTTCAGGAAGAGTTGTAATATCTCTTTTGATATATTTAAAATTCATTTCTTCTTTTCCGTCACCATCGCCTGATTTTGCTTTATCATTTAATGGTTCTCTTTCCATCCAAAAGAAAGCATCTCCTTTAAAGTTAATTATTCTATGCTCTGATTTCTTATCTACGAATTCGGAATATACGTCAAATTTAGAATGATCAGCTTTATCCCAATCTTCCTGAGATTTAAAAACCTGAATTCCAATACCTGAATGTCCTTCAGCTGGCTTTGCAATTAATGGAAAACCAATTTCTAAAGCTTCTTTCTCGTCATGGCATGTTTGTGGAATGTTTTCATCTCCATCGACTATTTTATGAAACTCTGCCTTAGATCCAGATTGCTTAATGAATTCTGGTCTATTATATACATTTTCTTTTTTAACTAATCCTTCCTTTAAAAGGGTTTCAACTACTCCTGAATTATAGGTTAATATAGGATAGTCTGGATTAATATCTATGTCTTTATAATTGTCTTTATTAATTTGTATAAAGAAATTATCGGACGCAAATCCTTTATAAGACCACCACCTGTGACCTGAGTCGGGATCAATTGCTAGATAAACTTTAAAAAGATCATTAGTATCTTCGTTTAGGCTTTCGTTAATAAATTGGTTGAATGATTGTATTTGCTTCATATTCTATTTATCCGCTCATCTTACAGAAACTTACAGTAATATACCTTGTTCCTGAAAAAATAGGCTTTGCACCATGTCTATGTGTAATTGCGCCTGGATGTAAAGCTGCCATTCCAACTCTAGGAGGACTAATATTTGCTTTATATAATGGGAAATAAGTTCCACCTCCTGTAAAATCTTCATTCATTCTAACAACAGTTGTTAAATGGCTATTATCATGGTGAAGAGAAAGGTGCGCTTGTGTTTCTGTAGTATACTTTACAATAAATGTTTCATCTGACATAGAATTCCACTGCTTTCCTTCTAAAGTCCAGAACCATATTCCTAATGGCCTAACAAATTCATTAAGAACTTTTGAGTAAATTTCAGTCATCCATACTTTTTCAATGAGCATGTCGGTTGTTGGATAAAATTCATGCCTATCTACTGTCCATTCTCCTTCAGTTTCACATAGTTCAATTAGATCTTTACAAAACTGTTCTTTAAATAAAGGAAATACTAAAACACTCGGAGCCGCTTCGTCAACTATGAGTTCATATTCTCCTTTTCTTAAAAGGGGATCGATGTATTTGTCACACCATGCATCCCAATCGCTTGCATCTAAAATTTCTACGTATTTTCCCATTATTTTACTTTTTCTAATTTAGTTACTTTTTTTTCAACTCCTGATTTTTCAGTGTATGTTTCGTTAGCAACTCCTTCTTCTTCCCCATATCTTGACTCAGCTGAGATAGGATAGTCAGGGCTTTCATTATATGCCCAATCTTCTATTCCTAATTCAATAAATCTAGCGTTGATTTGTTCATTATAATATTGTGCTATTGTTCTAACTCTTCTTTGAATGTCTGCTCTTGATAAATCATGAGTGTTTCTTCCACCTTGATTATTATAGAGAAATTGAATATAGCTTAGTTTAGGTATTTTACATATCTTAGAATATAGGAAGCTTCTAATCACTAATTCAAAATCATCTGCAATTGTTAGACTTCTGTTATGTCCTCCTATTTCAAAATAAGTAGATCTTCTCCATGCTCTAACGTGATTTGGAACTCCTACAATATGTCTGATTGTTTTTGGATTAATATTCTGTTGATTAGCAGGTGACAACATTCTACCTTCATACTCTTCTTCTCTATAAGAACCATATCCTAATGCAAACCCTTCTCCATATCTTTGATTTTCCCACTCTTCATTTACCTCGGCAGTATCTCCATAAAACATACCACAATCAGGATGCGCCTGTGCAGCATTATGTAAATCTTCTGCACATGTTTTAACCAATAAGTCATCATGGTCTAATTCTGCTAGAATATATCCTTTAGCAAGAGAACAACATCTGTATTTAGATTCTCCAATACATCCTCCTGATTTTTCTCTAAAATCATACACCTTTACTCTTGGATCTACTAGCGCGATTTCTTCTGCTATCTTTAAAGTTTTACCTCCATCGGTGGAATCATTTACTAAAACCCATTCCCAGTTATTATACGTCTGATCTCTTACGGATCTATATGTGTTCCATAACTTTTCACCAGTATTATATATAGGCGTAAAGAATGAAATCATCTGATCATCTTCTAGGTTAGAAGGAGATAGAATAGAATTCATTGCTACGGAATATGCGGTGTTTCCTATATTTTCCGTGTTCTCAGAATTAAACCACCTTTTTCTAAATTGAAGAGGAAGAGAAGCTAGGTTAGGAAACTCTTTCCATGATTCTCCATTTGTAATAATTGCGTCAGGATTAAACGACGTAACTGTGTTAATTACTTCACTATCGTCTTCTAAGTATTTAACGTCTAATTCATCTGCTTCATACGATAAATATTTTATAGACTTTAATTCCGGTTTAGTTTTTCCTATATAAAGTATTTTAGGTATTTTAGCAGATGGTACTTTTTCTAAATAATTGTAGTGGCATAAAACCTTATCAATCCATACGAATGCATCTCCGTGTGTTTTTAATACTTCTTCTATAAAGAAACCGTCTGCTGCATAATTTGCACTAAATGAATGAGTATCAAATATGCTTCTATTAATAACCATCTGCGCAATGTCAATTTTCTGAAAGGCAGTATTTTCACGACTAGCTACTCTAATTTCTTGCCCGGTAAAATCTCTACCTGCAACTAATTGAGAAACGATATGAACCTGTGCAATTGGAAGATTCTTTATACTCGCTTTAATAGTTTTATAAAAATCTTCATGTATAATGTTATCGTCATCTAATAAATAGATCCAACCGGATTTGATTGTTCTAATAACATCAGAAACTTCAGGATATAATAATCCTCCTCTTTGTCCTTTTACGAAATGTAATTTGACATTGACAGTATCTGTTAAGTTCGAGAGAACCTCTGCATCAATATCCTTTAATGCTCCTGTATCAAATACAATGTGCCAATTTACTGTTACTCCCTTAGGCGCATTTAATACTCCTTCTTTAATTGTTAAAAGGTTACTTGTTCTGGTACACCTTGTAATAATATTAATCTTCATATTTATATTTGTTTTTTATACGTCAAAAAAGAACATGTGAAAAAATCTAGCATTGTCAATTGCATCTCCAAAATACTGAGTCGCAGCGTGGATATTTTTAGCATTGAACAAGACTAATCTATTATACACATTTCCTACTTCATCTATTTTTTCAAAATTAGATCCATCGTAAAAATTCATTTCATTACTATTACCCTTGAATGCATCTATGTATGCTTGGGTTTTTCTTTTATCGTCATCGAATGTATAATCACCCGTGACTTTACTTCTATAGAACGCAGTTCCAGATGTAGGTGGAGCGTCAGGTGTTAAATATACCATTGCTGCATAAGTTTGATTATCTACGTGATAAACAATCTGTTGATCTGCTGTACAGAATTGAAATATTCCGTTAGCATACCTGTCGTGATTCCAATTGAATATTGGTTTTCCTATAATTTCTTCTAGTTTTTCTTTAGTTCCATCTAAGATAAATCTTTCATTTGCTCTTTGACCCTTGTGATAATCAGAAGGTGTAAATTCCAAGTGGTTCATTGCCCATTCTCTTACAAGGTCAGGGTCACTATAGAAATCATCTACTACTATAACATCCTTTGATGTATTTGCAAATCCTGAGTGATACGATAACCAGTGTCCAATTGGACCTATTGCAGTTTCTCCAATACTAGTATGAATAACTAATGTTTTTAGTTTTTTATCGAAAGGAACCTCAATAATAAAGGACATACTCTGATTAGTAAATTGATTTGAATATACTTCCATTACATCTTGCCTAACACCTGAAAATTGAACGCTAAGAGGTTCATTTGACATTGAAAAACCTAAAGCTTCTCCTCCTATTAATCCAACCCATCCATTAAGAGTATATGTGTCTGTATTCTTGGTTACGCTTTCAACATAGAATTTTACATTCTTGTTAAACGTATCATGTTTGATTTTATTATCCATTGATTGTGTTCTATAATATTAGTTATACTTAGATATTTTAAATTGTTTACTAAGTGTAATAAGATAATAAGTTATTACAATCTATATATCACATAAAAAAAGGGTCCTCTTTCGAGGACCCTTTCTAAAATTATCTTGATGATTTAAATTAAGACTCTAAAGTTTTAATTCTTGCTTCAAGTTCTCTAATAGCTTCGATTAAAAGACCGACCATTTTTTCATAGTCAACAGTTTTGTAAACTGTTCCGTCTTCTGCACCATCCATTAGTGGCATTTCATGTTCTCTTACTAACATAGGTAATACCTCTTCTACTTCTTGGGCGATAAGACCTAGATCATGAAGACCTTTTCTGCTACCGCTATTCCAATCGTATTCAACACCTCTTAATTGTAAGACTTTAGATAATGCTTCTTCAATAGTAGTTACGTTATCTTTAAGTCTCGCATCCGAGATAGAAGTTGAGTATGCAACAACATCACCATCAACATGAAGGTTACCGTTACTGTATAGTCTCATTTCTTCTGAGCTGTTTACATAGAATTGTTGCAATGCACTACTGTTATTGTAGTATACAAATTCACCACCTGTGTTACCAACATACTGATTAGAATATAATCTGTAGTTAGACGTGTTAGGACCTACGGCACCTTGGTTACCCGTGTTACCTTTAGGACCCGTAGGACCAGTGTAACCTTGATAACCTCTAGCACCAGTTCCACCAGTTCCACCGTCTTTACCGGCAGCACCTTGAGCACCTGTTGTACCTTTAGCACCTTGAGGACCCGTATTACCGGTTGTACCTTTAGGACCAGTTGAACCTGTAAGACCTTGGAAACCTTGATAACCTCTAGCACCTGTGTTACCGACAGTACCTTTAGGACCCGTAGGACCAGTGTAACCTTGATAACCTCTAGCACCTTGAGCACCAGTAGCACCTCTAGCACCAGTTCCACCAGTTGAACCAACAGCACCTTGAGCACCAGTTGAACCAGTGTTACCTTTAGCACCTGTAGGACCAGTTGAACCAACGTTACCTTTAGAACCAATAACACCTTGAGCACCTGTAGGACCAGTTGAACCAACGTTACCTTTAACACCTAGAGCACCTTGAGCACCTGTATTACCAGTGTTACCTTTAGGACCAGTTGAACCAACGTTACCTTTAACACCAATTATACCTTGGAAACCTCTAGCACCACCAGCACCAGTAGAACCTTTAGGACCAACTGCACCAGTTGCACCTGTAAGACCTTGAGGACCAGTAGCACCTCTAGCGCCAGTTGCACCTTGATTACCAGTGTTACCTTTAACACCGATATCACCTTTAGTACCTTTAGCACCCGTTCCACCAGTTAAACCTTGGAAACCTTGATAACCTCTAGCACCTGTATTACCAACGTTACCTTTAGGACCAATAGGACCAACAGAACCTTGATTACCAGTATTACCAGTATTACCTTTAGCACCTAGAGCACCTTGAGCACCGGTTGAACCAGTGTTACCTTTAACACCAATTATACCTTGGAAACCAGTTGCACCAGTGTTACCTTTAGGACCAACAGCACCAACAGCACCTCTTGCACCACCAGTACCTTGAGCACCTGTGTTACCAGTATTACCTTTAGCACCAACGTTACCTTTAACACCAATTACACCTTGGAAACCAGTTGCACCAGTATTACCAGTATTACCTTTAACACCAATATCACCTTTAGCACCTGTAGCACCAGTTATACCTTGAATACCAATTAGACCTCTGTCACCTTTAGCACCAATTCCACCAGTTGCACCAGTTGAACCTTGGAAACCTTGAGCACCAGTATTACCTGTGTTACCTTTAAGTCCAATATCACCTTTAGTACCTTTAGCACCTACAGCACCTTGAATACCTTGAATACCTCTGTCACCTTTAGTACCAGTTATACCTTGGAAACCTTGATTACCTTTAGCACCAACATCACCTTTAGTACCCTTAGCACCAACTGTACCTTGAATACCTTGGAAACCTTGATTACCTTTAGCACCAACATCACCTTTAGTACCTTTAGCACCAGTAAAACCTTGGAAACCTTGAGCACCTGTAGCACCTCTGTCACCTTTAGTACCTTTAGCACCTGTAGCACCAGTTATACCTTGGAAACCTTGGAAACCTTGATCACCTTTAGCACCTGTATTACCCTTAGTACCTGTTATACCTTGGAAACCTTGATTACCTTTAACACCAATATCACCTTTAGTACCTTTAGCACCAACTGTACCTTGAATACCTTGGAAACCTTGATCACCTTTAGCACCAACATTACCTTTAGTACCAGTTATACCTTGGAAACCTTGAGCACCTGTAGCACCTCTATCACCTTTAGTACCTTTGATACCAATAACACCATTTGCACCTTGGAAACCTTGATCACCTTTAGTACCAACATTACCTTTAGCACCAGTTATACCTTGGAAACCTTGATCACCTTTAGCACCTGTGTTACCAACGATACCTTGAATACCTCTGTCACCTTTAGCACCTTGAGCACCAGTGTTACCTTGATCACCCTTAGTACCAATGTTACCTTTAGCACCAGTTATACCTTGGAAACCTTGATAACCTCTAGCACCTGTGGCACCTTGTTTACCTTGTACACCAATAACACCTTGTTCACCAGTATCACCTTTAGCACCTTGAGCACCTGTGTTACCAACAATACCTTTAGCACCAGTTATACCTTGGAAACCTTGATCACCTTTAGCACCTTTACCACCATCAGCTCCAGCAGCTCCAGTATTTCCTTGGAAACCTCTATCACCTTTGTCGCCTTTGTCGCCTTTTAAACCAACTTGACCTTGGAAACCTTGATCACCTTTAGCACCAGTATCTCCTTGATCACCTTTAGCACCTTTGACACCAACGATACCTTGGAAACCTCTGTCACCTTCATCACCTTTAAGACCTTGGTAACCTAAATCACCTTTATCACCTGTTCTTGCGAACGTTACTATTAATTCTTCATTTGCTGAGAATACATTAGCTGCAGAAGCATATAATGTGTTACCAACTACTTGGAAATATGTATTAACCTCTTGTAAAGAAGAGATTGTAAATAACATATATTGAGAAGAATCTAATTTATTAGAAATTCTAATATGACCTTTAATTGTAGATGTAGAATCGTCAATAGTTCTTAAGTATTGCTGAACGTCATTGTTAGTTGCATTTAAATCATCAATGTTGATTTGTGTTGCACTTCCAGCAGCGTCAGTGTTAAGACTAATATATCCTGCACCCGGATCGCCTGCGGTACCAGAATTAAATTTATAGTAGAATGTTGCTCCACCAAAATTACCTTCAGGACCTTGGAAACCTTGATCACCTTTGTCACCTTTGATACCTCTATCACCTTTGTCACCTTTGAAACCTTGATCTCCTTGGTCACCTTTAGCTCCAGTGTTTCCTTGGAAACCTCTTTCACCTGTATCACCTTTTAAACCAACATCTCCTTGATCACCTTTAGCTCCAGTATCTCCTTGGGCACCGACTTTACCATCAATACCTTGGAAACCTCTATCACCTTGATCACCTTTAAGACCTCTTTCTCCTTTGTCACCTTGGTCACCTTTGACACCAACGATACCTTGGAAACCTCTGTCACCTTTATCACCTTTAAGACCTCTGTCACCTTTAAGACCAGTATCTCCTTGGTCACCTTTAAGACCTGTTTCACCAGTATCTCCTTGATCACCTTTAGCACCTGTATCTCCTTGGTCACCTTTAGTTCCAGTTATACCTTGGAAACCTTGATCACCTTTATCGCCTTTAAGACCTATATCACCTTTAAGACCAGTTTCACCAGTATCTCCTTGATCACCTTTAGCTCCAGTATCTCCTTGGTCACCTTTAGTTCCAGTGTTTCCTTGGAAACCTTGAATACCTCTGTCACCTTTAAGACCTGTTTCACCTTGTTCACCAGTGTCACCTTGATCACCTTTAAGACCTTGATCACCAGTTACACCTTGATCACCAGTTATACCTTGGAAACCTTGATCACCTTTAGTACCAACTTTACCGTCAATACCTTGATCACCTTTGTCACCTTTAAGACCAGTTTCACCATTAGCACCAGTATCTCCTTGATCACCTTTTAAACCGGTGTCACCTTGATCTCCTTTAAGACCAGTGTTTCCTTGGAAACCTTGAAGACCTCTGTCACCTTTAAGACCAGTTTCACCTTGTTCACCAGTTTCACCAGTTTCACCTTGAATACCTTGATCACCAGTTGTACCTTGATTACCAGTTATACCTTGGAAACCTTGATCACCTTTGACTCCGATACCATCGACACCTTGGAAACCTTGAATACCTCTGTCACCTTTAAGACCTGTTTCACCAATATCTCCTTGATCACCTTTAGCACCAGTATCTCCTTGGTCACCTTTAATACCCGTATCTCCTTGGTCACCTTTAGCACCTTGTATACCGTCAGCACCAATAGAACCCTGAACACCAGTTTCACCTTGAGCTCCAGTAACACCTTGGTCACCAGTTATACCTTGGAAACCTTGAATACCTTGATCACCTTTAGCACCAACGTCTCCTTGGTCACCTTTAAGACCTGTTTCACCAGTATCTCCTTGGTCACCTTTAAGACCTGTATCTCCTTGATCACCTTTAGCACCAACTTTACCGTCAATACCTTGGAAACCTTGATCACCTTTAGCACCAGTTTCACCAGTTATACCTTGGAAACCTTGATCACCTTTAGCTCCAGTATCTCCTTGGTCACCTTTAAGACCTGTTTCACCAGTATCTCCTTGATCACCTTTAAGACCTGTTTCACCACGATCACCGACTTTACCGTCAATACCTTGGAAACCTTGATCACCTTTAAGACCTTGTTCACCGTCAGCACCAACAGCACCTTGAGCACCAATAGCACCTTGAGCACCAGTTTCACCGATTATACCTTGGAAACCTTGATCACCTTTTTCACCAGTTTCACCTTGTTTACCATCAGCACCAATATCTCCTTGGTCACCTTTAAGACCTGTTTCACCAGTATCACCTTGATCACCTTTAAGACCTGTTTCACCAGTATCTCCTTGATCACCTTTAGCACCAGTTATACCCTGGAAACCTTGATCACCTTTTTCACCAGTGTCACCTTTTAAACCAGTTTCACCTCTTAGACCTGTTTCACCAGTATCACCTTTTAAACCGGTGTCACCTTGATCACCTTTTAAACCAGTGTCACCTTGATCTCCTTTAAGACCAGTTTCACCTTGAATACCTTGGAAACCTTGAGCACCTACTTTACCTTCAATACCTTGTTCTCCTGTATCACCTTGATCACCTTTAAGACCTGTTTCACCAGTATCTCCTTGATCACCTTTAAGACCTGTTTCACCAGTATCTCCTTGGTCTCCTTTAAGACCTTGATCACCTGTTTTACCTTGAATACCTTGTTCACCTCTATCTCCAGTTGCGCCTGTATCGCCTTGATCTCCTTTAAGACCAATGCCACCTTCAACACCTTGAGCACCAGTTAAACCTATATCACCTTGTAAACCTTGATCACCTGTTATACCTCTATCGCCAGTTTCACCGTTGTCTCCTTGAAAACCTTGAACTCCAGTTGCACCTTGTGCACCTTCATTGCCAGCTCCTTGAGAACCTTGATAACCTTGACTACCAGAAGTACTAATAAATGGATTTGCCATGTTTTAATAATTTATTTTTTTTAGTCGTCTAGATTACTTTTGTCGTATACTACTTCAAACTGATCAGTTCCAGCAAGCTCATAACCTGCAAGAGTTCCGTTCCAGTAAAGTGTATCTCCAGCATCTAAGTCAGAAGCAGGAACAGCAGTTGCACCACCGTCTCTTGAGAAATATACGTCTCCGTTTCTATCATTATAAGATTCGTCAAGTGCTATACCGTTTAAGAATACTTGAACTGTTGAATCTTGAAAAGGAGTATACGTTAGTGTAAGTCCTGTTGATGAGTAATTACCTGAAGTTACAGCAGAGAACGAAGTCTGTGTGAATTCTTCTGGTTGAATTAGGTCTGTTGGCGACTGTGATGGTCTCCATGGAAGAACATGACCCACTGTTTCTGTTAATGCTTGTAAAACAGGATTGCTGTATGCAAAACCTGGATCACCAGTATTAACGTAATCTTCTAAAGTACCGTTACCTGAGTTATCTACAACGTAGAAATCTCCGGGAACTAACTGGTCCAATTTAGGCCATGCTGAAACGTTAATAGTTCCAACTTGCACAGCGATAAAATTGTCCGCGTCTACAATAGATTCGATGATTAATCTTCCTAGCTTGTTAGCAGTACTTGAATCAGCTAACACCCATCTAGAACCCACGTACGCTATAACAACTCCAGCAGAAAAACCGTGGTCTTCCTGTGTATAAGCTGATTTGAGCGAACCTGATTCAATGCTGGTGTTAATAAGATCAAGAGCAGCCTGTAAGCCGTCAATTTGCTTGATTTTAATTAATGACATGAATAGTTACATTTTTTTTATTTATTTTAAATGTGGAGTAATTCCACTCAATCTTATATATTAGAAATCGTTGGGATAAAGGTCCTAGAATCTATAGTATAAGATATTATTTTTACGTACTAGTAATCCCACTTATCTGTAAAGTGGCATCTTACGTATGTCGGTCGGTTCATTACTGCTCCGCCTTTATGATTTTCTCTGAATCTTGCATTGAAATCTGAATCTTCACTTACGTTACCCCAAGTATCTCTCCATAAAACAGATGCAGATGGTTTATGCATAAACAACCAAGGACTCATTACTACTAAACCTTCTTTTATTCTTGTTATGTTCCACTTTCCTTCAACATCTGGAAGTTCTTCACCATATTCTGTAGAATCTTCAAATGTTTTATCGTCTTTAAATTTCATTACTTCGTTATCGTACCAAGATCTGTTAATCCACCAATTAGCGTCAGGGTTTTTATTAAACTCTATCATCAGGTGTAGTGTATGTTCTTCTAATAACATATCATCTGAATCCATGTATGTTATTAAAGATCCTGTTGCAGCTCCTACTCCTACTCTACGAGGAAAACCTCTATAATATTTACTGCCTTCTTCGTTTTGCATATATGTACTCATTTCTTTTGAGTTTCTAGAAACGTATATTAATCTTATACTATCTTCAGTTTGAAAATGAGCATCATATAGTGACTTTGTTTCCATACAATTGTCTGCTACTATTATTAATTCACAGTTTTTATATAATTGATTTTGAAAACTCTGGACTGCTCTTAAAAATTTAGAATGTGAATCTTTCCTAGATCCTGGATAATTACCAAGATATGATTGCATGATAATACTAATCTTTGGCTTTGCAGCCGCTTCAATTACTTCTTTTAATTCCATTATTTATTATGTTTATTTATATAGGTTTGTTGACCAGTCATATTCGTTCGATAGAGCATGTTTTCCTGGTTCAAAAATATTCTCTATTAGTTTTTTATATGTATCTACGATGTTAGGATTTGTTGTAAGATATCTTGAAAGAACCTTCGTGCTTTTTGCTGTATATTCCTTTTCTATCTCGTCATGATGATTTAATACATGCTCTAACATCTTTGCAGCTGACACCGTGTCGAATCCTTTATAATAATATCCTGCATCTTTAATCATCGTTGCGTTATGAACTAAAGGATATCCAAAATAAAGAGCGTCTAAATATGCATAGTTTAAAGGATTATCCCATTGATGTGAAAGAACTATATCCGTTTTCTCAGAAAGAAAACTAGTTACTGGGTACCTTGAGCACATTTTTAATTTACCGGAATGAGTTACATCTAGGTGTTTAATAGAACTGATAAAGTATTTACTAGATAATAATCTTTTACCACTTCCTACCCAAAATTCATTGAACGCCTTTTTACCTTTTTTCCTGTATAGTTCTTCTACCATCATGATAAGAGGCATACAATACTTAACTACATTCATATTAGGTTCCATTGAAGATAGGTTCATGTCTTCTGCATTCTTGCCTCCTTTATAAAATGCGTCTTTCATACCATTTCTGGTATTTTTAGAATTTTCTTCTTTTATAAACTTAGGACTCCATACAAATGGAACCACTTTAACCTTGTCAGCAGAAAGCCTTCCCATTGTTTGATAATATGATCTATTTTGATATTCCTGTTGTGGAATAAACCATGCTTCATCGTGGCCATGCGTCCAATTACTTACAGATTCTTTAGAATCAAATAAGACTCTTTCCATATCTATAATATAATTATTACCGCAAAAGTATTTAATAATCTTAATTTTAGGATTCTTTTTTCTAACGGCGACTGTTTGCTCTGTACTAAATGAAGTTCCTAGAAGTATTAATAAATCCGTTGAATTTACTTTATCTGCATATTTATAAATAGGATATTTAGAAGTGTCCCAATCTACCTTTGACAGATCTTTAACTTTATTACTAGTGTCTAACGCATATACATTATGATCTCCTATTTCAGAAAGAGTTTCAATTAAATTTAGTACATTTAATTTGATTCCATTTATCCAAAGAGATTCATTATCCTGTTGTAATCCTAGTGTAATTCCAATGTTCATGTTAAACTGATATTTTGTTTTACTATATATTTTAAATAAAAAAGGCTCCTCTTCCGAGGAGCCTTTAATCAATTAAGTATTAAGCTAATAATTTAAACCGAAGTTTAGATTATAGTTTTATACCCATAACTTGAACTTTGTCCTTAGCATCAACGTCATAAGCTAATAAGCCTGTGAAATCGATATCAGTACCACCTGAACATCTGAAATCAACGAATACACCGTTTACATAAACAGTTAAATCATCATTAGTTCCGAATGCAACCGGCTGAGGTAAAGTAAATAAGTTAGTTGCAGTAAATACTGCAGTTTGTCTTAGGTACGTACCACCTTCTTCAACAGCTACTTCTAATGAATCGATAGATGCGTTTATAACGCTTACCTCTCCGTTAGTTGTTGCTATCTCAGCAGCTAATTCAGCAGATAAAGCAGATTCAACAGAACCAGCTCTTGTGATTTCAGCAGCTAAGTCACCTTCAACACCTGATACTCTAGTGTCGATTGAAGTGATGTCACCAGCTAATTCACCGTCAACAACCTCTAAAGAATTAACTGAAGCAGTTAATAATAAGTTGTCAGCGTCGTTAGCGTCGATCTGTGCTTTTAACTTAGCGTCTTCACCAGCTCTATCTTCTTTTTCTTGCTCGATAGCAATCGCTAGATTGTTATCAACAGTTTCTAAAGAATCGATAGATCTGTCTTGTGCGATTTGCTCAGCGTTAGTTGAAGCGATTTCAGCAGCTAAAGCAACTTCTAAAGAATCAACAGATGCGTCAGTTCTTACTACGAATGCAGCAAAAGCATCATCATTTTCAGTATCAACAGAGTTGATTAAAGAAACGATTTCAGCGAATGAATCTTTGTCAGCAGTTGAAGCTTCTAAGATTGCATCGATTCTACCTTTTTCTGTAGCGATGTCAGATGCTAATTCACCATCAACAACCTCTAAAGAGTTTACAGATAATGTTAAGTTAGCGTTGTCTAAATCGTTAGCGTCGATTCTAGAACCTAATGCTAAATCAGCAGCAGCTCTTAATCTTGCTTCCTCTTCGATAGAAGATGATAAAGCAGCGTCAGCAGCTTCTAAAGAATCGATAGATGCGTTTTGAACAGCTTGCTCAGCAGCAGTTTCAACGATCTCAGCAGATAATGCTGCAGATATCTTACCTTCCATTGTAGTTGCTCTGTCGATTTCAGCAGCTAAGTCACCTTCAACACCTAATACTCTAGTGTCTAATGAAGTAACATCACCAGCAAAACCAGCGTCAGCAGCTTCTAAAGAATCGATAGATGCGTCAACATTGATAAAATCAGCGTTAGTTGCAGCGATCTCTGCATTTAAAGCAGCTTCGATAGCATCTTCTCTAACAGTTGCTCTTTCGATTTCAGAAGTTAAGTCACCTTCAACACCTAATACTCTAGTGTCGATTGAAGTGATGTCACCTAGTAAACCAAGAATGTCAGTGTCATTGCTTGTGATTTGTGTCTGAAGATTTCTATCAACCACCTCTAATGAATCGATAGACTTATCTGTTCTCAGTACAAATGAAGCGAATGCATTGTCATTTTCAGTATCAACCGCGTTGATTAAAGAAACGATTTCAGCGAATGAATCTTTGTCTGCTTCTGCAGAATCTAAGATTGCATCTACTCTTTCCTTTTCTGTTACGATCTCAGCTGATAAAGCAGTATCAACAGCTTCTAAAGAAGATACTTCACCTGCGATGAAAGACTCTAAAGAGTTTACTGATGCGTCTACTGTATCAAATCCTTGTTTGATGTCCCATACGTTTGCAATTTTTACATTGTCAGACGCTACTACATTTGCCCATTGGATTGAACTTAGAAAGTCAGAAATTTGTTTTGAACGAATTTGTGCCATATTATTTATATAATTATTTTTTGCACACCCTACATTATTGTAGGATTGGATTATATATTAATAAGTTTATTCGTGGGGGGTAAAAAAGTATATAATATCTTAATAAAATTAATTAAATTTTACGTATTTACGTTTTTACGTTTTTCTTATAATACTAAGATAATATATTATTAAGAATAAGATTCGTAGAATAAAGAGACTCTATCTTCATCAGTGAGCTCATATCCTGCAACTATCGCGTTGAAGATTAATTCATCACCTACTCGGATATCTTGGAATGTTCTAGCAGTAGTTCCTCCATCTGCTGAAAAGTAACCATCTAGATTTTTAGTTCCGTCACCTAATGAAATAGAAATACCATTAATTTCAACATCAATGTATTGGCCATCTTGTGGTGTAACCGATAATATGATTCCAGTTCTAGATACATTTCCAGATGTATTATTTGGAATTAATTCTTTATCTAGTACTGTGCTAGATTTCTTACCTAGATCAGTTGAAGATAATGCTGAACCATATACATCTAGTTTGAATGAAACTTCGTCCGTAACTAGCCAATTATTTTTATGTACACCAGGTCCTTCAGTTGACATTTCATGAACTACGATTAATTGTATTGCATCATCGATGTCGTCGATACATTCTCCAGAAGAACAGTTGATTCTGTACCAGTCTACTACATTAAAAATAGAATATTGAGCAGTATCGCTTCTGTTTATTAATGTAATCGTACCTTCAATTCCATCTTTATCTATTCTGTTAATTAAAAAGTTTTCTAAAACACTTACTCTAATTCCATCATAGTCACTATTCATAAATGTCATTTTAGTTACTAGACCAGGGGATCCTGAATCTAAAGATAAGCTTCCTTGTCCAATAGGAACTGAACCATCGATGTGTTGAACTTTATAATATGGATCCATGGACGAAGATACACCTATTCCCGAACTTCTTTGAGTAGATTTATACAGAGAAGGGTCATGTCTATTTTCGTTAAATAATATAGACCCTATTTCCATAATAGGTAAAGAATAAACCTTAGTAGGTTCTATTCTAGAATTAGTCACTACTATGTTTACGTATATTTTTCCAGCAGGAAGATTTAATGTTTGTAGTTTTGATAATTCAAATTGAAAAACAGCCTGTGTAGTTGGATCGTCATTTACTAATATAAGATCTCCTGAAACTCCGTATACTCTAGGCATTGAATATTGTGCGATTAAATTAGACGATTCATCTAATAAATTCATAGTAAATGTAGAATATAGTGATGTATTAAGATTTCCACCTACCCTATCTCTATATAGTTTTACTGTGTAGACTTGTGAGTCTCCCTGCATAACATCTATTGTGTTATCAATATATCCAATAATATCTTCTTGCGTAACCTGTGGCATTTTTAAACTATTTTGTTTTTATAAACTATATATCTTGATTAATTTGCTCTTAAATGATTGTAGAGCTTAAACTTTAATACTGGCAATACCCTTTCATTCATATCGAATTCTGAATTAACACTGCATCTAAAAAACCTATAATCAGAACTTTCATCTTGTACCTTTGTAATAAAAAGAGAAATTGCTCTTATATCATATACTGTTTCTCCTTCATATTTTAGATTTAAATCTTTCCAGTTTTCTGTTAATAAAGAAGGAACTTTAAAAGAATATATTTGCATGATATCTTCAGGAGTTTTCACTAAAGCATATCCTAGTTTTTTAGTTCTTTTAATATCTGGAATTTCTGTAATGTTAATAGCTTTCTCGACTAATCTAAATACTACCCTTACATTTTTATGTATATCTTCTAATATATCTATAGCTTTATCACAAAGCTGATACATGTCTTCTATATGTTTATCTCCTTCTGGGTATTCATATTCTAAAGACATTGTGTCAAGGTTGATTCCCTTGAGAACTCTTAAATTAACGTCTATCTCCTCCTTCCTGTGCTTAATTTTATACATTTCAAGTAGATGATCTTCTACTTCATCGAGTATGGATATTAAGCCTCCATCTTTGAGAATCTTATTAAAAGTGTTCTCAGCTGCTAAGAGTTTATAGTATTTTAATTCAAAATCATGAGGCTCGATAGTGAGCCAATTTGGATCTAATACATTCATGGAATATTTATCTATAATTCCATGTGTGTATTTTATTTTTTAGAAGATGTCTTCTTTTTAGAAGCTTTTTTAGGTGAAGTTTGTTCGGTTGGAATAACTGCTAATCCCCATTGTAGAATAAACCATTGTGCTTCTTTCTCGGCTTGCTTGATGTCTAATCCTAATGTGTTAACAACCGTTTCTGTAATATGCTTTATAAACTTTTGCTCTTTTTCTTGAGTAGTTTTATATTCCATATACCATTGTGGATTGTCCTTAACATCATCGTAGGTTACCCCATGATCTTTTAATTGATGATTGATTAGCTCAATAAATAATTCTCTTTCGATGTCTCTGTTTCTCATAATGATAGTATTGTAATTAGTGCATCCATATCCTGTAACCTAATCCATTCGTCATAGGTTAAAGAGATCATGGTGAAGTCTTTTGCCGGTGTATTTAAAAATTCAAACTCTTTCGTTGTCTCCGAAAAAGGATCACTTAATATCTTATTAAGAGAGTCTAAATCTTGCGTTTTTACGTAAATATGAATTTTCATATAATTTATATATTAAGATTTCCCGATGATTTCGTCAATAATACCATAAGCTTTAGCTTCTTTTGCATTTAACCAAAAGTCTCTAGTCGCATCTTTCATTACTTCGTCAGCTGGTTTTCCACAATATTCTCCTAAAAGATTAAATAATTCTTTATTTACTTTTTGCCATTCTTTCCAATCTATTTCAGCATCTTGAATATTACCATTAAATCCACCAGAAGATTGGTGTAACATTGTAGTAGAATGTCTAAGTGAAGATCTTTTTCCCTTAGTTCCTGCTCCTAATAAAACAGAACCCATCGATGCAGCCATTCCGGTATTTACCGTTTTAATATCTGACTTAATGTAATCCATAACATCAACCATTGAAAGTCCACTTTTAACACTCCCACCTGGAGAATCAATATGCATTGTAATATCTGTTCCTCCAACTGAGTCTAAAAACATCAGCTGCGCTTGAACAATCGTAGACATATTATCATTAACAGGCCCTGCAACCCATAATAACCTATCCATCATTAATCTAGAAAAGATATCCATCTGAGTAGCTCTTAACTCTCTTTCTTCTAAGATATATGGAGTTAACGAGTTTTCAATCTGCTTTTCATAGTAATTTAATTTAGATGATGAAACATTATGATCACTCATCGCATACTTTTCAAATTCTTTTCCGTAATTCATATAATTCTTTGTGTGTATTATTTTAATATTATATTAAGTTATCCTTAAATGTTTCAACATAAGAATAAGTATTATCAGATTCGGTATCATCTCCCTGTGTTATTAGATTATGATTAGTCATATACACTTCCATGTTTTTGAATTGATAATTAATCCATACATCAACTGGGCCGACAATAGGCAAACCTTCTAATAATTTCTTAGCTCCTTCGTATGTTAATACGTAACCAGATAACCACCATACTCCATTATATAACCGTGATAGATTTTGGGAATGAGGATCCCATGTAAATCCAAATTGATTTGGTAAACTAGAAAGATACAATAAATCCCAATCATTAGGAAGTTCTTTTTCAAATATGCTTTCTATTTTATCTTGAAATTTATGACAAAATTCAAAGTCATCTTCCATTATGAGGGTGACTGGCGTTTTATTCTCTACAATTTCTTTCCAAATTCTATAGTGTGAAAATGCGATTCCAGTTTCAGCAGAAGAACATAATATCTTATTATTTCTTTTTAATTTATTTTTCATTCCGGGAGAAGGATCTATTTCCCAGTGAAATGAAAATGGATATTTGTTAATGTGTATTTTTTTAGAAAACCACTTTATTCTTTTTCCTTCTATTGCGTCAAAGAATCTTAAATGATCTAGTAATGTTTTACGTCCCTTTAGTTTTTGGGAAGATGCTCTCTTCTCTGCTATTTTTAATCTATCTTTCCTGTATGCTAGATGAATAACTACGGTGTCGTCAATATACTTAGTCCAGTCAATTCTTTTCTGTCTCTCGAATACTCGTAAGAGTCGAGAGAACCATTTTGATGTGGTTCTAGCGACTCTATTAAATCCTTCAAGCCCGTACTTCATTATTGAATTTATATTCTATTTAGCAAGTCTGTGATGTGTTTGCATTTTTCGTAATTTTCTCTTTCTTTAAAAAATTCTAAAGATTTTTGCAAAGACTTATTATATCTATCTTCATCTAAAAGGGATTCATACTCGTTTCCCTGTTCGTCTATTAATTTACATAGTATATTTCCTTTCATTGATATTCCATCAATAGTATCTTCTATGTGTTGTACGATATTTAAATGAAAACCGACAATGTCATCTATGCCATCTTCCAAGGAACCCAGTTCCATCGTTCTAGTGTTAATCCTGAATTTCGGGTATTCCATCCTTTCCTATGAGTTCTTCTTCATTAATAATACCTACATAATTTTCTAAAATTTCTTTAAATTCTTTTTGTGTAGGTTTTTCAGTTTCAATAGTTTCATTTACCTTTTCGATAAATGATAACCCATGGTCTGTTAAAAGCATTTTACCAGCTTCGATTGTAAAGAAAGGTTCTTCTAAAATCATTGCATATTGTGAAGAAGCTTCGATACTTTCTTCTGAGATTTTATCGGCTAATTCGAAATGTCTTTCGTAGTAGTGTGAGTTATCTGCACAGTGGTAGTATACTCCTAAATTTAATTCAGGATATGCGTCTTTTAACCATAGAAAAACATGCTGATGGACGAATGCAAAGAAGGGTGCATCGAAAGTTAAGCCGTAGAATATATCGTTAGATCTCATCTGAACCTTCATATTCAATTGATTATTTCTAATAAAGAAATTCAAATACATTGTACATACAAAATCTTTATTACCTTCAAATTGAAATTTAGGCTGATTAAGAAATGCTATCGCTTGTCTAGAGTTTTGATCTGCTTTTAATGAATCTACAACCCATTCTAATTGTTCATTAAATAATAGTGAACCGTAGTTTGAGTTGATTTCATTTGTATTAGGATTAGTTAATGTAGACCAGAATCCTGAAAATTGACCTATGTAATCTACGTCATTATCTTTTCGTAAATACCACGCTAATTCACCTGCAAAATATTTCCAGTTGAATTTTCTATTTTCAAAATTAGCAATAGGCATATAAGGATCGATAGGTAAAGTTGTAAGAGCTAGCTCCTTTACTTTCATATCACGGGGCTGTGATTCGCTACCTATTTCGTCTATGTTTTTAATTGTTTTTGAGAATTGACTTGAAAAATTCATTTAATAAGTTATTAGTTTATTATTATACTACTTTTTAATAGAAAGTTTATCTTCTTTCTTTGTATGATTGATCGTGTAAACATCGTCTCCTCTAACTATTTCTCCTTTAATAATAGCATCCGCTAAAAGATCTTCAATGTAAGTTTGAACCGCTCTCTTTAAAGGTCTTGCACCGTAATCAGGATCATATCCTTTTTCTGCTAAGAATTCCTTTGCTTGTTTAGTAACTTTAATATTATATTTCTGATCAAACATTCTAATTACTAGGTGTCTAACTTCAATATCAACAATTTGAAGAATATCTTCATGTTTTAATTGGTCGAATAATACTACATCATCTAATCTATTTAAAAATTCTGGTGCAAACTTATTTTTAAGTTCCTTTGCAATGATAGCTTCAGTGTGTGCTTTTCTTCCAGCGATTGAAGATTTCTTAGTTTCAAATCCAATACCCGTTCCGAACTCACTTACTTTTTTAGCACCGACATTAGATGTCATAATGATAATCGTATTCGTAAAGTCAACTGTTCTTCCTAATGAATCTGTTAATCTTCCTTCATCTAATACTTGTAATAGGGTATTGAATACGTCAGGGTGAGCTTTTTCAATTTCATCAAAAAGTACAACTGAATAAGGTCTTCTTCTAACTTGTTCTGTTAATTGACCACCATCTTCATGACCAACATATCCAGGAGGAGAACCGATTAATCTTGATACTGCAAACTTTTCCATGTATTCACTCATATCAATTCTAATTAAATGATCTTCTGATCCAAAGTAATAATTAGTAATTGCCTTTACAGTTTCCGTTTTACCAACACCAGTTGGTCCTAGGAACATAAAAGAACCTATAGGTTTTTTAGCAGATGATACACCAGTTCTAGATCTTTTAATTACCTTAGAGAGTGCGTCTACTGCTTGATCTTGCCCAATAATCATTTTCTTAAGCTCTGTTTCCATTGCTAGGATTATTTTACTTTCATCACCTGTCATTCTTGTTACAGGAATTCCTGTTGCTTGTGAAATAGTTTCAGCAATATCTTCGGATGTTACTTTTTTCTTTTTATCTCTTAGTGACTTTTCCCATGCAGATATTTTCTTTTCAATTAAATTCTTAGATTGAATTTCTTTATCTCTAAAGTGAGCGGCTTTTTCATAGTCTTGTTCTTCAACTGCTTTTAATTTGTCAATCGTAAGAGCTTCTACCTCGGTCTCTGCTCTTTTAATATGTACAGGTACTTTGATTTCGCTTAAGTGAACTTTTGCACCTGATTCATCCATTAAATCAATAGCCTTATCAGGAAGTTCTCTACTTGTAATATATCTTGTAGAAAGAGAAACACATGCTTCTAGTGCTTCATCAGTATATTCAACTGCATGATAATCTTCATAGTTTCCTTTAATTCTTTGTAAGATTTCTATAGTATCTTCTTCGCTAGGTGGATCTATAAATACTTCTTGAAATCTTCTAGTAAGTGCACCATCATCTTCAATATTTTCTCTATATTCATCTAAAGTAGTTGCACCAATACATTGTACTTGTCCTCTTGCTAGCGCAGGTTTTAATATATTTGAAGCGTCTAAAGATCCACTAACACCACCTGCTCCAACGATTGTATGTAATTCATCGATAAAAACAATGATGTCTTTGTTATTCTTTAATTCCTCAACGATAAGTTTCATTCTTTCTTCAAACTCACCTCTATATTTTGTACCTGCTACGATATTAGAAATATTGATAGAAACTATTCTTTTCTTTAAAAGAGTTCTTGCTACTTTCTTATCTACGATTCTTTGTGCAATCGCCTCTACTAACGCAGTCTTACCTACACCAGGATCTCCTAAAATAATAGGATTATTCTTCTTTCTTCTCGATAGGATTTGGCAAATTCTATACACTTCTTTTTCCCTTCCGATAATAGGATCTAGATTTCCCTTTGCAGCTTCTGCTGTTAGGTCTTCTCCATACTCATCAACGTAAGGTGTTTTTCTTTTACCGCCTTTTCCTGGATTTTCAAATTGTTCTGCCATTGTAGAATTTAATTGTTATACTTATTTTACTCCGTTTTTAGGAATTGTTTATTTTGACAGATTATCTGCGGCTGCTATTGCAGGTAAGATATCTGGCTTTATTCTTACTTTAATTCCAAGAGACTTAACATAACCTATCGCAGCGTTAACTACTTTATTAGAAGCATGTTGTTCTTGGTGGTTGAGGTCTAAATCAATTGTATGTATATTTATCCCATTATCCCGAAGATATTGCGTAACTTCGACTGATCTTTCAACTTCTCCCCATAGCTTTCTCCACATATCTCGAATAGGTTCTACCTTTTCCTTCTTATATAGAACATGGCAACCGGTATTTCCAACGTGAATTACAACAGTGCTTACGTATGTAGTAAACTCACCCTTTACGTGTGAATCACATCCTACGTAAATTCGAATTGAATTATTGGAATTTCTTTTTATGTATTGTTTTAGATATGTCGCTAAATCAATTTGCGACTTATCAGCAAGTTTTCTAAACTTCATCTAGTATATTTATTAGAAATTGGTGGAATCAGTATTCTTAGAAAACTTATTATGATACTCTGTAATTTTAGACACTGCCTCTTCTGCCGTATCAACTACTCTAAATAAATCAAAATCTTTTTGACTTATTGCACCATGTTTCCATAAAGTATTTTGCATCCAATCTACAAGACCTTCCCAATAATCTTTACCTACAAGAACTATAGGATATTTTACATTATGTCCGCACTGTGCAAGTGTTATGGCTTCGAATAACTCATCTAAGGTTCCAACGCCTCCTGGGCAAATAACAAATGCCTGTGAATATTTAAGGAACATTACTTTTCGTGTAAAGAAATATCTGTTCTCGACTCCTAAACCAACGTAATCGTTCATGCTAGCTTCGAATGGTAATTCAATTCCAACACCTATGCTTTTACCACCTGCATCATGTGCTCCTTTATTAGCAGCTTCCATAATCCCAGGACCACCTCCTGTAATAACACCGAAACCTGCTTCAACGAGAAGCTTTCCAATTTTCTCAGCTTCCTTATACATTGGATTTGTTGATAATGTTCTAGCGCTTCCAAACACAGAAACACAGGGTCCTAATTCATTAAACGTGTCAAACCCCTTTGTGAATTCTCCCTGAATTCTTAGAATCTGCCAAGCATCTTCAGATTTTCTATTGTTGCTCATTATGTGTTTTGATTATATGAATACTTTAATATTATACTAAGATATTCCTAAAAGTTTAGATAAAAAAAGACCAATTCGTTAGAATTGGTCTTAAAATAAATTATTTCTGTATAGCTATTCGTTCAAGTTTTAATATAAAACTTATGGTTTATATATCAGTATTGTCGGGGTGAAATGTAATATTTTAATAAATTAGTAAAATAAAATGATAATATCAAAATATCATATTATCATAATTTTAGAATCTTAAAATATCTTATTATTTTAATCTAATATTATTTACTGATCTAGCAGTACATCTCCAGCATAAAGAAGCTGTTGTATCGGTGCCAACCTCGGACCATTCGTCGCATTCTCCGTCTTCTGGTGCAAATTCAGAATATTTACTCATAGTTGGTTTTGAGTTTTGACATATCATCATTCTCATACCGTTTACGTCTTTGGTTTTCCAATGTGTTGTTTTTTTAGCCATTTTAGTTTGTATTAATCTTATCATAATATTAAGTTATTATAATAGGTCTTCGTCTTCTTCTTTAAAATCTAAATTAATTTTAAATGATTCTATTTCCCTTTGAATTGCATCTATAATGAATATAGATATGATGGTTGTTAATGCAAATCCTATCCAAAAGGTAGCTGCAAACGAAAATCCAGTTATAAAAGAAATTAACGAGGCTAGGCCACATATCAATAAAGTTGGAATAGCGACTATAAATGTAACCACAGACGATACTATGATATATGTCATTAACGTTGCTATTAAATTGTTTTTCATATTAAAAGTTTAAGTTAATCCTTTAATATTATACTCTGATAATCTTAATTGTTTCAATTACCCTTTTTTCTTGAAGGAGGAGAGCTTGAACGAACAGGTGTTGAAGATCTTGTATTAGATGGACGAGAATTATTAATTACAGGTCTACTATTATTAGATGGACGAGAATTATTGTTAAAAGATGGACGATTATTTCTTACCGGTGGCTTTTCTCTAATAATTCTTGGCCTAGTGTTTGTATTACTAGGGTTGTTCTCGATTCTTCGATACACTCTTACTCGTGTGTTATTATTTCTATTCGGACTATTATTGATGATAACCTCATTGTTCCTAGTATTATTAGTGCTTCTTCTAGTAGTCGTATTTCTAGTTCTTCTTCCATTATTTACTTCAGTTCTAATACTTGAACGTCTGCCATTAATATACACTGTATTTGTTCTGCCACTTCTCCAACCTGGGATTCCATAGACGTTATTGCCATAATACGGCCATCCTCCATAATAATTATTAAAGTGTGAACCATACCATCCATAATGGTTTCCATATCCCCAGCCATGATTATTCCAACCATAGTAGATTCCATATCCCCATCTATCATATCCAAATGGTGACCATCTATGAGGAGAACCCCAAGAATTCCAGCCTGTATAACCCCAAGCCCAATCATTCCACATTTGATCTCTATTCCAATAATAAGAATTATATCTAGAATCATACTGTCTTCCCAGTAATCTATTATTCCAATCAAATGACCTCGGTTGACTCAATGCGTATTGCGCAAAGTCTAATCTGAAGCTTAGATCTGTTCTTAGTTTATTTCTAAATTGAAATT